ACGATGCCCTGGCCTCGACGTGCGGCTGTGACGATCCCCAGGCCTCGACGTGCGGCTGTGACGATTCCCAGGCCTCGACGTGCGGCTGTGACGATCCCCTGGCCTCGACGTGCGGCTGTGACGATCCCCTGGCCACGACGTGCGGCTGTGACGATTCCCTGGCCTCGACGTGCGGCTGTGACGATTCCCTGGCCTCGACGTGCGGCTGTGACGATTCCCAGGCCTCGACGTGCGGCTGTGACGATTCCCAGGCCTCGACGTGCAATTCAATTCCGGTCGAAACCTCAATCCATGGAGCACCAGCCAGTACCGTGGCCACAAGGCGGCCCGCTGTTGCCGCTATCTTGATCTGTGCGTCGGGTTGGCTGAGCGCCGCGTTTAATTCTGCCTGAGTGTTGACGATGATTGTTTTCATGCGGCTACACCTTTCTTCAACGGACGGGCGGACTGCGTGAGGGCTCGCTCAACAGGCCAACGCAAGTACTTAATCCGACTCCAGATCGTGCTCGGCCTTAGTTTGAATTGGCGGCCCCACTGGGTAAGCGTTTGAGACGTTCCCTGAAACACTAAAATTCGGTTATTTCGTCTGTTGTTGGCTTGTTCCTGATAAGTGGCCCACCGGCAATTCCCAGGTTCATAGTTCCCGTTGTTGTTTTCACGTTCAACCGTGTGTTTCGGGGTAGGCCTGCGACCCATGTCGGAGATGAAGTCGAAATACGATTTGCGCCACCGTTCGCACACAGAAATTCCTCTTCCCCCGTAACAGGCATAAGCATGATGGCTAGGGTTAGCGCACCTATTCTTCATGTGCAGCCACACGTCGTACTCCGGCCAACCTCTTGCTCCGGCCAGTCGGGAGGCCATCACGCCACCACTTTTCCCGCTGTGAGAAGTCTCCGCAGGGCGGCAATGGTCAACTCTTGCGCGGAAGTGTGCCCTTTGAGAGCTTCCAGCCGGACAGCATCCCAGAGTTCGATGGGGACCCTAACTGAAACTACTCGTACCAGTACTTCGGCCCCCTTGCGTTTCTTGCTTGCTTGCTGTATTGCTGGTTTAGATCCCATGTGGACTATCGTAATGCAAGCACGCATGCATGTCAAGGACAAACTGAAGGGAGGCCGAAAATAAATGAGGCACGTACAGGTTCGGTTGGAAGATGGGGAGCACGACGCGCTCCAGGAGAGAGCGGGACGCGATTTCGAAGGGAATCTCCAAGCCGCCGCCAAAGAGGCCATCGTGCGGTTCCTCGCAGACGACAGGCCGGGCAACAAGAGGCTGCACGGGCTACTTGATACGGTCTTGGGATATGAGGGGGAAGCCTTTGTCGGGCCAATGCTGGAACGCTTATCAGCGGCGGCCAGGGCACCAAAAAGAAAGAAGGCTGGGTAGTGTTCACCCGCAGTGGGGGCAGGGTACCACATTACGTTAAGGAGTTCTAATGACAACAGGCCGTTGGGCCCAATTCGCAGGGCTTTGGCTCGCTGGCGCCCTCCTCCTCTCTGCACAGGACAAGCCCCGAGTCTTCGTGGCCGCTAACGAGTCTTGGGCAATCGGCGAGTCGGGTGGCGGCTCCAAATCGCACACCGTCGAGGTCATGAAAATGTTCAGAGACCGCTGCCCGGATATCACTGTGACGTCTGATAAGTCGAAATCTGACTTCGCCGTACAGGTTGAAGTGAGGGAAAGGTACCCCAGCAAAGTCGCCGTGTTCGACAAGACCGGCGACCTCATTTTCACAGGGGCAACGCGGTTTCTCAAGAACGGGGTCAAGGACGCCTGCACCGCAATCACGAAGGCAAGATGAGCATGCCCAAGGCAGCCATGATTGAACTTCCCAGCCTCCGCTGCCTGCGTTGCGGCTGGGGACCGTGGATTCCGCGCTCTGCCAAGCGGCCGGACGTCTGCCCGAAGTGCAAGAGCCGCGTCTGGGACAAGCCGCCGAAGTTCGGGAAACTCCACGATCTTCGAGCCGTCCAGAGAAAATCCGTCGAGACCTTCCTGGAGTTCCACGAGAAGGTGGACCCGAGCCGCGTGGATCAGATCATGAAGCTCATCGAAAACGAGACCCGCCTGGCTTTGAAGGATGGCCAGGGAAAGACTCTCGTTCCTTGATGTCCGCTTCCAGACGGTCGAAGGTTTCCGCTGACTGCGCGTGCAGGATCTTGCATACACGGACGGGAACGTAGCCCGTTTCCGGGTGGGACATTTCCTCTTTCAACCGGGTGAACCGTGCGTCCGAGGCATCGTTCATTGTTCGCTCTGAACCGACGATCGCCGTCTTAATTGCCATGGAGACGATGGCCCATGTCCCGCTGACAAATCCGATTCCGATGACAGCCAAGGCCGCAATCGCATCCCAGTTGTAAGACTCCTGACCCTGAGAATGACCTTGCTTTTCTGCGGCACCCAGAAGTAAGCCACCGATGACAATGCAGGCCCAAAAAAGAAAGAGCCTGAAGGACAGCAGTTTTCGCATTACTGAACTCCTGGAACAGGTGGAATCTGACTTCCGCCGCGCAGGGGTTGGAGGTCTCCTTCGAGCACTTCCATGTACTGCTTCAGGCGCTGGACGCGCTGAGGGACCGATTCGCCCTGGTAGTCGTCGTCCTGAGTGGTGTACGCCGCCATGTTCGCCCGCGCCCGCCGGACCGCCGAATTGAGCAACTCCTTCTTCTCATCCGGATTGCCCGCCCAGTAGTCGGTGGAGTCCACGGTCTGCCGCAACTCCATCTCGATCAGCTTGCCGACGAAGTTGCGGCGAGCCTGGTACTCGGCTGGAGGTTCCCCGGGCCGGCGGTTCGGATCGCCGATACGGACGTCGCTCCGGACCAGTTCGCCTACCAGCGGGTCGGAGAGTTCCTGAGCTCGCCGCGGGAGGAACGGATTGAAGGCGGCCGAGCGGTTCGCTTCCAGCGGGCGACCCATGACGTCTGTGCGCTCGGGAAGTGTCGATCTGAGAAAAGGAAGGCGATTCGCCACCGCCGCAACCGGTCCCTCAACCTGGCGTCGACGCGGATCAATTAAGGTCGCGGCGTCTGACACCAGGGTCGGCACCACACTGCCAGCGTAACCCTCAGCCAGCCTCGTTGCCCGAGCCTCGGGATTCTCCAGGGCGTCGATGATCGACTGCATCCCAGTCATAAGCGGTTGGTCCAGCACACTGCGGGTGGCGATGGCTGCGATCCTGGCCGGTCGGCGCGCCTCATCGGAAAGTTTCCCGGTGCGCTCGCGGTATAGGCTGGCACCTACCGTGATGAGGTTCCCAATTGGAGCGAACCCCAGGAATTGATACCAGTGTGAACCAATTCGCACGCCTCCGGTCGGTCGGCCGGCGGCTTCCTGCACGTTCCGTTGCCCAGCAGGGATCTGCCCTGTGCCGGTCGCCATGGCTTCCTCTGCCAACTTGTAGCCCAGATAGATGATCGCCGCCCCGGTGGCCCCGCGGCCGAAGGCTTCAGAGACGACCTTCTGTGATCCCGGCGTCAGAAACTTTCCGGATGCCCTTCTCGCTTGGATCAGAGCCTTCGGGATCGTGTAAGCCGGCCCCATCGGCGTGTAATTGAAGAGCCGCATAGCGATATTGGTAGGGGTCCGCACGAACGGGAAAGCCAGGTTCATGACAAACCTTCCGGGCGCGGGGAGTGCGCTTTGAAACCTGGATAGAGCCGACGCCAGTATGTTCCGGTTGTTGAAGGTGGTGAAGGCGGCATCCGCGATGGCCTGTGCTGCCATCGGTTCAGTCGGGTGTTCGGCCAGCCACGTAGCGCGTTTCAGAACGTCCTGCCGTGAAAGGGCGCCCTGCCGCGCCTCATTCATGGCGATGACCTTCGCCTGCGCCTCCAGTGATCGACGGGCGCCGAATACCTTCGCAACCTTGTCCTCTGCCGACATCGTTCGGAAGACTGTGTTGACGTAAGTGTTGAGGATCTTACTGTACTTGCCGAGGCCCTGGAAGTTCATCTCAGCCACCCTCTCGACCTTCGCCAGGTCGTCCAGGGTCGCGCCGTGCTGCATGATCTCCGCCGCCTCACGCACGCCCTTTGTGGCAGCATCCGCACTAGCGCGCGTGATGGCTCGCAGGCTGCTGCCCGCCGTTTCACGCCTTCCTGATATGCCGGAGAGAACGATGTCGAGCATGGACGCCGGCACCCGGGCGAGTTCCTCAGCTCCCTGGAAGGCGAAGTTTCCGAGGATGTTTCTGGCGTGGGTCTTGGGCCCGGTCAACAGGCCAGCTCGCCACACCGAACTCATCATCTCCCACCAACCGGTTCGCTGAAGGTTCGCCACTTCCTTCGCCAGCTTCAACTTGGAGACACGTAGTTGCTCGGTGGCCGCCTTGACCTGGGGGTTTTTCGCCAGTAGCTCCTCACGTTGCGCCACGACGCGCTGATAACTCTCCTTGGCGGAGTAGTATTCTTTGCGGGCCTGAGTGAGAGCCCGCTGCGCTTCGATCTTCTGCTGCCGGGCGGCTTCGGTCTGTTCCTTGATGGCGCTGGCCTTCGCCGCGGCTTCCTGGGTCTGGGCGACCTTCTTCCCAGCAGACTCGAGGATGGCCTTCGCTGTAGCCTCGGTGGCCTTCACCTCTGGCGGGATGGCCGCGTCGACCACTTCCTGAGCCTTCTGGCCCTCCGCGATGATCTTGCGGATAGGAAGGGCCTGCGCTTCCGGCAAGTCCACGCCAGGGGGCAGGGCAGCCGCGCGCCGGGCCTTTGTCAGCCACTCCGGCACGCTCCAGGTGGAGTTGGTCATCATCCGGTGCATGGCGAGGTTGCGACCGTCCATGCTCGAGATCCCCGCCCACTGCCCGATGTACTCCCGGTAGTCGGTTTCCTTCTCGCGCGCCTGCCGGTCCAGGTCGAGTTTCTGTTGCTCGGTGAGTCCAAGTTCATCGGCGCGCCGAATCTGGTCGTCAAGCTCGAGGACTTCCCGGTTCAGACTGTTGATCCGCTGCTCGATCGCGTAGCGCGCGCCCTGCGTCTGCGCTCCCATCGAAGCCTGCCACTGGACCTCCTTGACCAGCGTAGGGTCGATGTCCTTGGCGGCCTCCAGGACCTCGGACCAGGGCACGGGCCGGTTGATTTCCGCGCCGCGCTGCGCCTCGACGTCGAGCACGGCCGTCTTGAGTTTCTCCTGCTCAGGCGGGGAGATCCGCATTTCGCGGAAGTTCTTGTAGCGGTCCAGCCAGGTTTCTTCCCCGCGAGGATTGCTTGGCTCGAGGGGGGTGAGGCTGAAAGAACCCTTCTCGGATGGACCACGGCCGCCGCCGAAGATCAGCGGCCCCTCTTCCTTCGGCAGTTTCTTCTTGATTCTCTTCGGGGGTTCCTGCTCGAACGCCGCTTTGAAGGCGTCTGTTTGGCTGACTTGGCCGAATACCGATCCGCCTTTGAACTCGGATTCCTTGACGTACTTCGCCACCGCGTCCTGAACTTGGGTCGGGGCCCAGTCGCGGAGCGCCTTCGCCAGCATGACTGGCTGCGCTTGCACTTCGGCGCCGAACATGGCTTGCTGCTGCTCAAGGTCGTCGAGGTTCTTCGCACCGCGGGCGCGCGCCTCTTCCAGCACATCCAGGGCGTTGTGGATGATCGGCCGCAGGTCCCAACCTTCCGTACCTTCCATCTTGGCGATGCCGGGAAGTGCGCGTTCCAGCTTTCCCTGGATTGTGGCAGGCGTCCGTTCCATCTGATCGGTGCCACGGTACATCCTGGTAATGAGCAATTTGATGACGCGATCTTTGCCGACGCTGTTCAAAACAGAACCATCGTGCTTCTTCTCTATGAGACCGTTGGCTTCCCCGCGAGTGAGCACCCCGTCGTCGATCAGACGGTTGAGGAAGCTGATGCCATCTTCGCCTTCCAGTGCGCGAACAATTCCCGCACCTTCGGGCAGGTCTTCCATCCGACGTGCCATTTCTTCAAGCGTGCCGGAACTGATTCGCTGGCTATCAGCCATTGCCCGTTCATTGGCTAGAAGGGCAGATGCCTCGTCTTTGTTGTAATCTCGGATGACCTTTACCGGGTCAAAGTCCTCATCCAGAACACGAAAAAGACCAGGTTTCTTGAAGTTCGCCAACTCTGCGGGGTCGATTCCGTAGTGCGGCAGGTCTGAGGCCAATTTTGCTTTGTACGCCTCTACGTGGTCTGGGTGTAAGGCATAAATTCGTTGGAGGATCTGAATGCGGTTGGTGCCCGAGAGGGAGTTCCCGTTTGGGTCTATGATCGTGGGTCCGCTGGTGGGATTTGGGCTGTCGTTTACAACCTTCGCAGGGTCGAACTCTTGGGCCCGCTTGATGGTGATTGCCTGGTACTCGGGACTACCGTAGTTTCTCTCATTCTTATACCAGTAACCCGGGTTTGGCCGGAAAGTGATGCCCTCGTGTGAGGGTACTACGTCGTCGAGTTCGCGGAGTTCGTAGTGGGCGCGCTGGACTTCGTTGGTTTCTGGGACGCTGATGTACGTCTCTTTACCGCGCCGGACTGGACCGCTTGGTTGACGAGGTTCCGGTAGTTTCGGTAGAACTCCTCCCGCTCCTTCGCCGTCCGGCCGTCCTGGTCCCGCTCCTCCTGCGACATTGGGTGGCTCCTGCTTCGGAAGTGTATCACCGGCCGGCGGAGGCTGCAAGGGGGGTTCCACTTTCGGCACTTCCGGCACAGGCGGCAACTGTTCCTGGAAGACCCGGGCGCTCTCCTGCGCTGACTTCGACGGCGGGTACTGGTCGCGGAAGACCATCGCCGATTCCTTAGCGGTCTTGGCGAGACCCTTGCGGGCGGGTTCGCTCGCTGCGGCTCCGAGGGCTCCGGTTTCTGATACGCCACCCTCAACACCACGCGCCGCTTGCGTGAGTGCCTCAGTGGCGATACGGGCCTGCGGACTGGTGGTCAATCTAGGTTCGGCTCGTCCCAACACTTCGCCGATCTGCCCAAGTCGGCGTGCTCTGACCCATCTTGGGCCCAAAGCTACCGCAGTCCCACTTCCAAGCGCGGCGATATTCCCCGTGAGTCGCGCGGCTTCCGGACTTGCGCCGACTACTTCGGCCCCCTTTTCGGCTCCAGTCTGCATCGCCATCGCTGTGCCAAGCGCAAGGCCGGTAGTCAGCGGGTGGACCGCGAGGGCAGCAAGCACGGCGGGTGTCAAGGCAGCGAAGCCACCCTCAATGATGTCATTCGCGCCGGCCATCCGTTCGCCTTTTTTACCCAGACGCTTAACCCCTGCGACGGCCTGTTGCACGCCGCGTTCAGGCGCAAACACTGTCATATTTGCAATTTTGCTGACCGTGTCCTCTTCAGGAAGGGGGATTCCAGGGAGAGGCGGTAGTTCTCCGAGGCGTTCCATGCCCGGGATCCTGGCAGCCCTGGGCGCGTTCTGTGAGAATTTCATGTCCCACAACTGGGCTTTGACCTCTTTCGGGAGGTTCAGCCTGTCGAACCGAGACTGGAAATCCTCGGGCGAAGCCGATCCGTGAAAATCATCCCATACCTGAGCCTTCACCGCCTTATCAACGGGAAGGGGATCGAGGATGGACTGGATGTCAGGCATTTTACCGATAGGGGTTTCTTGCTGCCGTAGGTGCTGCCGGCGCCGGTGCTCCCGCCGTCCCTCTGCCTGGCACTCTCCCCTTCAGACTAAGTCCTGCCTTCGGCCTCGGTGTTGCCCTTGCCTGCCGGTCCAGGAGCCTTGCTTTGACCGCTGCCTGGACCTCGGGCCTGCTCAGAAGGGGATCGTTCTTGTACCACACGCCCAGGTTGTCGATTGCCATACCGAGTCTTGCGTTCATCGGCGTCTTGGGATCAATTCCGGTCACGCCGGCGAGCACTCCGTCCGCCAGATCGTCGGCAACCTTGTCAGAGATTGTGAGTTGTCGCGCCGTCATGCCCTGGCCGGTGTTGGCGATCGCCGCCTCTCGTTGCCGCCTGATTTGCGGAACATCCTCAATCCGGGCCGCGTTGAGCGTGGACCGTTGCTCTCCAGCCTGGTACGGCTGCGCCCACACGCGCGCCCAAGCCTGCTCCATTGGAATACCTTCCTCGGTCGCGATGAAGGCAGCGGTCTGGTAGGCGCGCTCAATAGCAGCCGGGCGCCTACCTTCGCCAAGTTCCTGAGTCCCGTTCCCGTACTGCAGAATATCCACGTAGTCCCATTCGTTCGCGCCCGGCCGGGGATCGGGAACGCCCCGGAGGATTGTGGTGCGGCCGTCTGCGCGCGCCTGCTCCAGCTTTATGGCATTCGCGCTGAGGATGTCTTGCCGAGCACGGAATCCCGGCATTTCGCCAAGATCCTTCGCCTGGCCCATAGCCATCTCTTCGTTCGCCTTCAGCTTCAGCGCCCTGGCCGCCTGTTCCTCCGGCGTGTACCACGGACCCTTGCGCGCGGGGATGCCGGGCACATCCGGCAACTGGAACTGCAACAGGTTCTGCACGGCAGCAGGGGCCTCCGGGTCCGGCTGAAGCATCGGGCCGGGAGTCGAAGGTTGTTCTTCTCTTCCGGCGTACACCTTGTCGGCCATCGCGCGAATGAAGTCCTGAGCTGGCTGGAGGTGTTTGCGAGCGGACTTGTTGCCAGTCATCGCCCCGAGCACATCGAAGTACCTGTTCAGGTAGTCGGTGTAGGCTGGACCACCTGCACCACCGACAAAGGCATCCGGCTTCTCCAATAACTTGCCCCAGTGCTCCAACTCAGCCTGGCGGCCCATGAGGTCGAGTTTCTGCTTGCGATCACGTTGAACCTGGAGTTCGTCGCCGATACCGCCGAGTAACCCTCCAAAAAATCCTGCTGTACCCATGATTCAACCCCCTTATGAGCTGGGAAATATCTTATCCCAGGGAACCAACTTGGCGATACCAGTGCCCAACGAACTTCCGAGTCCCATGTTCTGCCCGCGTTCCGTGAGATCCTGCCCGCGCATACCCAGCGCCGCTTGGAGGATCGTCGATAACTCCTGCTGTGACAGCCCGAGTTGCTGAAGCCCTATCTGCGACATAGCATTGGCAGCCTGCGGTCGGACGCTCTGCAGGAGCGACTGAATCGCCGACGCCATGCTGTAGGGGGCCTCTGCCGCCACCGTCGCACGCCCGCCGCCGCGAGGAGCCAGCATCGAATTGGCCTTGGCGACGTTCGCATACTGCCCCTGGATCGACTTGACCTCCGGCGCCAGCCCCTCCATCATCGCCGCGCGATTGCCACTGAGGATCTTGCCCCAGTAGTCCGTCGCCGCGCCCACGTTGCTCGTGCCGCCGGTGTTGAGTTCCTGCGCCCAATTTCCGCCGACGTTCATGAGCGATCGAAGCCGTTGCGTCAGGCTGTTGCCCGAGACCGGCTCAGGCGCGATCTTGTAGGGGTCCTTGCCCCCCTCGAAGGATTCGCCAGCGCTGGTGTTGCCTTTGGAAAATGGGTCTGCCCAACTTACGCTTGCCATGTTGTTCTCCTAATTCTTCTTGCCTACTATCGTCTCAAACCAACCGCGTATTCTCTTCAAGGTGGTTTTGATCCATCTTGCCAACACCGTCACGACGTTCGGCTTTGCACTTTCTATGAGGGTGAAACCCGCGAAGTACACTGACGGGGCTACAGCGGGGGCCGCGGCGGGGGTCGGGCACGGGAGGATCACCTATCACTCCCCCACTTCCCGTGATAGGCATGATGTAAATGCGTGTGGCCATGTCACTCCTTCTGTTTCAGAACCTCCGGCGCGAACGCGAAGATGGCGAGCCCGGTAAGGTTGTCCACTGCGTACCCCCGCTCACCCAGCCGCTCATAGATCCGTTCCAGGCAGAGGTGTGTCCCGTTGTACGTTTGGCCCATCCGGTAACTGAGTTCTTTTGCACTGTGTACGCCTGATCGAATGAAACCCACTGCTTGAGCCTGTCGGGGCGTCAGTAGCGGCAACTGACGGTCGCTTTCTCCTAACCGAATGCGCGGATTCTGCCGCCCATCTCGTACCGGCGTCATGTGATCCCCAGACTCGCCCGCAGCCGGGCAAGTAGCATTTGGCCATCACAGGTGCCATCCGGCCCCGCAATCGGCGCGGTTCCAGCGGCCTGGGCTGTTGCGCCATTCGCCGTGAAAGTCGCCCAGGACGGCAGCGCGCCCGCAATCACGCTCCAGGTGTACGGCGGCATTCCGCCCGTGAGCCTGAAATTTGCTACCCACGGTTCGCCGCAGATGGCATCCGGCACGCTGCCGCTGAGCAGCAGGATCGCCGCGCTGGTCACTTGGAGACTGGTTGACTGGTGGTTTCCGGCAGCATCGTAGGCGGTACCGTGGATCGTCCGTTGCTTCTCGGTTTCCAGTGCGGATTCCCAAAAGCACGTCCAGTTCTTCGCCTTGGCGGAGCCGGAATTGAGGAGGTTGCAAACTGGCTGCCCGTCCACCTCAACCGCCACCCGCACTGCGGTGACGTTGTCCATCGTTGAGAGGAGGATGTTCACCCCGCCATCGACGGTACTTCCTGTCAACGGCGCGAGGATGTAGACGCTGGGCGCGGATCGGTCGTTCTTCGGCGCTCCAGACAGCCAGAGCGCAGCCGCAGCGAGCACTGCGGTTGCCGTCGCGGCGGTGCGCTTGGTGGTCATTCCCAGATCCCTATCCCTAGATCAATCCGACCATGAGGCTTGCGCCCGTGTCCGTGGACAACACCTGCTTCACCCGGAGAGGGTAGAGGCCGATCGGCACGTTCTTCAGTAGCACGGTTTGCCCGTCCGCTAGGACCATATTGATGTCTCCGGCACCACCGACATAGAGCCACCGAGTTACTTCGGGCAGTTCATCGGTATCGCTCTTGGTGAAGGTGAAACCGCCCACCGCCGGGTCGGAAAGGCGGTTGGCTCCTAATGTTCCGAATCTGTCTCTCGCTTTGACCGCCATGTTGCTCTCCTCGCCCCATTATGGGACAAAAGTCTCGTTTTTCAATCTGTTCCTTGCCAAACTCCGGTGAGGGTTGTATTTTCACCCTGCACCGAACTGGTCCCGCTGGCTGTCGATTCCTTACTGATCCGTAAAGCCAGCGCTTGCCCTTTCGATAACTTCACCTGCCAGCTTTGAGATGCCATGAAAGACATTCCCGCCGTCGCGGACTTGACCACTGCCATGCCGGGGCACTTCTCGCCGGCCACGTACAGTGAGCCTCGAATCTCCTTGCCCAGGTCGCCCGCGCCCGCCACTGCGACCGCGAAGCGGCCCGTCACCGTCCACATGCCCGGCCGCGGCGCCGTGATGGTACACCCGAAGATCACCACATCGGACACGCCGATGCTCTGGTTCTTGGACCCTCGCCCGTAGATCGACAGCGGGCCGAGCTGGTCCTGGTTCTCGTACACCATGTCCAGGATGCGGCGGAAGGCATCCTGGGTCTGTTTCGGGACGGCGGGGTCACCTGCGGGATACCACCGTTGCTTACGCATTGGCGTCTGCCTCCGTGAAGATCCCGGTCGCACTGGGAGTGATCTTCAGGATGTTCCCGACCGTCACTGTCACGTCTGCCGGAGAATTATCCAGAAGGCAGTAAGCCACCAGGGGCTTGCCCGCAACGGTGTCGTCATAGATCACAGCGTACTTGCAGACGATGCTTCCGCCGGTGGCGGTCCACTGGGCATAGTTGCTCGTGAACTTCGAAGTCGCGCCAGTGCGGGTCCAGGCGACTCCGGTTAGCGGAAATCCACCAGTGACGTAGCCGGGAGCGCCCTGGCTGGCGTGCTCGTCTCCTGAGATGTCGGCGTACTCGTCATCCGCCGCCTGATCTGGCGTGTAGCCATCCAGGATGAGCGCCATTTTGAAGTCGTCCGTGTCGAAGTCGATGAGTTTGTTGCCGACCTTCTCGGCCAAACTCGCGTAAGTGATCCAGGCATCAGCGGCCATGTTATGTTCCTTTCCTTTCCGATGGCATCTTCATGACGGCGAATGGCGGGCTTTTGATGGATCGTGGGACCAAGAAGCAGACCCCCCGACCGAGCGGGTCCAGCGGAACTCCGACGTAGACCGTGGGACCCACGCCGGTTAGTCGCACGGTTCCAGTAGGCGGGGTAAAGAACTTATAGTCCGTGATACTGACGCTGGGGGCCAGCCCCGAAATGAGAACCAGTCCAACTGGAGGGGTGATCTCCGTCGTCTCCCCACTGGCTTCCGCTTGGTCCCCCAGTGCATAGAAAGTGCTCGGGTCGTTCTGGCTGTTGTACTCGGTGGCAATCCAATCGGCGGTGCGGACAATGGACGAGATGCGTTCTTCGTCCATCGTGAAGTTCGCGCCAGCGCCAACCCAGGGGCGATCACCAACTGAAATTCCACCAGCGGTAGAAGTGTTAATCGTTCCTGTTGCTCCGGCTGTCGTGCCGTCCGCCCCATCCAAATAAAACTTGATGTCTGCGTTGCCGCCACCTGCCGGTAGCGTGGCTACTAGATAGTGCCAGTTGGTGTCTTGTGTAAAGAGGCTTGCTCCGCCACCATTGGTTGTGTCGACGCTCACACCCCAATCGGACCCCGTTTTCCAAAGATAAAACGTCCAGGACTCCCCATTTCCAGGTCCGCGCGCCTGTCCCCAACCGCCCATGTATTTTGAAGCCTGCCCTGTCGCCGCCAGTTTGATCCACTTGGAGTAAGTGCGGGCGGCTGTTCCACTAGGGACATTGGACAGTGGATAGGCCTTGTACTTGCTCTCATTGTTGCAGTAGATTCCTCCGCCGATCTTGCCCGCTGCGTTGTCGGGTGTCCCTGATGTGCTCGCCAGGTTGTTAACTCCGAGACTGTCGGTCCCGGCGTTGGTGGCGTGGTGGTACACACTGACGTAATTTGCGGTCCAAACAGTTGCCGCTGTGCTCTGAAAGGTTGAAACAGCCGCGTTCGTGTAGAACATATAGAACACGGTGTCGGTCGCGGTTGCGAGCGAAACCCTGACCCAAAAGACCACCGCCCCGGTCTCGTGGTTGTAGGATTCGATCTCCCAGTAGAGTGGCGTGGTCCCGGCTGCATCGGAGTAGAACGCGATGTCATAGCCGTTCAGATCGGTGCAGAGTCCGCCGTGCGTGGTGTGCGCGAGGTAGGAATAAGTGCCCGAGACCAACACGGGGAAATCCGCCTGGTCCGTGTTCGGAACCTTGGCGTGGGCCACGGTGATGCTGCGCCGGTATGTGTAGCCGTTGGCGAAGGCCATATCAAGGCTCCAGTGGCTGTCCAACCACAGTGAAATCCGGCACGATTCCCGGTGCCGCGTTCAATAAACAATGCGGAGCTTCGGGTCGCGGCCAGGGCGGTTGCCCTCCAGGTGGCGTGACTGGCGGAGGCGGAGTAGGAGGGGTTCCCGGCGGAACGTAGGTCGCTCCGTAAACCAGCAGAAAGTAATGATCGTCAAGAAGCAGTCTTGTACAGTCGGCGTCGTTGTGCGAAGGCGCCGTTCTCATCAATGACTGCATGATGTAGAAGCTGGAATAACACGTTTCCAGGTACTCAGCAGTAACTACATCGTACCATCCGGATAGAATGTCATAGGCCTTATTTTGCCTCATGACAAGCCATTCCCCGGAGTCAACAGACCAGGACCACGAATCAACCAGAATATTCTGCGCTGAACCTCGCACGGGAGCCAAACTACCCACGGAAGAACTGAAGACGACGGCAGCATTGTAGTGCTGGCCCTCGGCTACAACCGAGATGCTCTCCAGCGGCAGATCCTTCCAACCCTCGGGGAAATCAAAACCACTACAAAGAAATTCCGAGTAGAAGGCTAGGGAGTTAGTCATCCATAGTTTGATCTTTGCCCGAACGTGCGCCGCTTGGGGATCGTCCCCGGTTGCCACAACAGATAGATATTCGACAGTCCCCCAGATGTGGCTAGGGTCGATTTGGGGAGTCAGGTCTTCCAAAACGGTTGGGTGAACTTTTCTGTACACCTTATAGTCATCGTCCTCGTGTAATTCCCCGGAGTAGATTTCGGCGCAAATCATTCGACCGATGCTGTTGCCCTCGTGCCCTTCATCGGTGACCCCCTCCAACTTGAAGTAGCGACAAGTGTGCGTAACGAGGACATGGTCCGCGTTCTCGAAATAGACCCACTGGGTACGCCGGTCAAGGGGCCATACCTGTTCTCCTACTTGCGTCCAGTCACTTCCTTTGTCGGAGATATAGGCTCGCACGAGCGAAGGATTCGTTTGAGAACCGATGGTGCTTGTAGTGTACTTGATGTAGTTACAGGCGTGCGGCGTCTGCATGTCTACAGCGATCCAATGGGGAAAGAGGATGTTCCCGGGAGCGACCGAATCACCAGAAACCCAATAACTGTAAGCGGAGTTGCGGTTATACTCGTCCAATGCCCGTTCCGGCCCGCTTCCGGCGTCTAACTGGCTTGACGCCGTAGCGGTCCAACCATAGCGGTTGTGTCCCTGCTCCAGAATCAGGTCGATCTGGCAGCACTGCATGGCGCGGTTTTGTCCGCCTCCGGCTGGTCCGGTAACCCCCACAAATTTGACATACCGGGCCGTCTGCCGCGGCATCATTATATAAAAGGCTGAATCTCCGTCTGGGCCGCTCTTGAGTTCCCAGTCATCCGAACCCACCGCAGTCCCCCAGTTGATTCCGTCATCGGAAATGTACAATTCAACTGTGTAGGGTTTGCCGCCAACCCACGGGTAATATACAAAGCTGTCGAAGCTACAGACCGCTCCCAGATCGACGCTGAACCAGTGCGGCCATCCCGACTCCGCGCTCTTCCAGCGATTCGCCAGGGTATAGTCGCCATTGACGAGGTTCGCCCCCGAACCCAACTCAATGCTGTCTACCGTGACTGTCCAGAAGGCTTTGCTCAGGTTCGGCATCAGATCACCGCTCCTCTGACCCTGTGCGTGTCCCCAAAAGTAAGTTTCTTGACGTACTGACCGCCCGCACCCCACTGCTTCACCCAGACCTCGCAGTCACGCTCGAACAGGCGGAATCCGCTGGGGCAACTCAGCCGGTAATACTCCACGATCTTGCCCTTCATCGGCTGGAGCATGATGTGGGGTTTGGCTGGAACTCCCCCGGTCGAAGGAATCGTATAGGTGTAGGAAACGCCGTCGACGCGGATCTCCCAAGTCACCGCGGCGCTGGAGGCGAGCGCTATGTAGGCGTGGTGGTGATGGAAGAACCCGTCCATGTCTAGGTTCGTGTTCTGGGTCTGCCAGTATTCGGTGAGTTCTGGCATCGGCTCCCAGACCCACCGCGCGCCCGTCAAGCGCCAGAAATTCGCGTCGGTTGGCAGCAAGCGGACCATGTGGCTTACGAAGGGCGTCACGAAGCTGTAGGCTTTCTGCTGCTCGCCATCGTGGTTCACAGTTAGGGAACTGGCCAACGCAATCGCCCCATCCTTCTGAATCTGGAGTGTGCGGTCCTCTCCCAAGGTGTCGCCGGTCAGGATGACACCTTGGAAGAACTTGTCGCCGGCGTACCCGTCGTCGGTCCAGTCAGTGACGCGCTTCGCGGTGACCTCGGGTTTGGGAAGCCATGCCGGCTGCCAAGCGATGACCTTCGGCTGGCCTACCGTGGCGCTCCACGAGAGGTCCACACCGATGTTGGCGGCGTACTGCCCGGTCCCGGAGTTGATGTCGCCAATCGCCTGCTGGCGGCCGGTGAGGTCAACCGTCGTCTCAAACGGGTCGCTGAAGAAGGTGAAGTTGTCGAATCCGACCTTCCAGGTGATCTGATCGCAGTCCGAGTCGAAGTCCAGCCAGGTGTCTCCCCACTGCTTACGCGCGCGCGGATCCCCAGCATCGAAGGCCCAGCCGCGCACGGCTCCCTCGATCGCCACGCCACCGTCCGAGTAACCCTCATAGCGGAACAGGCGCCCGTCAGAAGTCCCCAGGAGGACCGTGTGCGCGTTGGCGCCCTCTTCCTGGTAGTGCAGTGTCACCCCGGGCGTGTAGGAGTCCAGGCTGATCCAGCCCGCCGGGGTGTCGCCGCGGCCGTGCGAGCGCGGATCGGCGTCGTAAACCATGGTGTAGCGTTCACCATCGGTCCCGATGAACTCCCAGTACAGGTAGCCGTCCGCGAAGGTCAACCGCTCCGCTTCCTCTTCGTCTGGGTCCGGCACAGGGACGGTCAACCCGGTCACACCGTCGAAGGCATTCCAGGCGGCTGCGCTTTGTTCCTTTCCGAACAGGCCTGCGATGTCATTGCTTATGCAGGCCGACTCGCCGCCGGTTGAGGCATAGATCCCGTCGCGCGCCCGCGAGAAGATCGCTGCACCATTCGAGCACAGCGCCCAGCGGCGGTAGAGGCCACGCGATCCAGGCACTTCCACCGCGACAAACTGCGATGCCTGCCCGAATGAGGGGTAGATGGCGAACATCCGCTCGGTCGAGAAGACGTAGGCCCGCCCATCGTACATGCAGCCGTTCTGAAGCCGCTCGGTAGGTTCGGTGATCTCGAGGACATTGGATGGCGGATGGCTCTCTGGATCATTGCCCTCGGTCCAGTAGAGACCGCCAGGCAGCAAGGTATCCCCAACGGCGAACAGGAATGTCCCGGTTTCCCCGCCGCCGAACGGACCCCAGAGAAAGGGCAGGGAAGTGCGCGCCATCTCAGGCTGCTGCATCTGCCAACCGAGCGTTCCAGTAAGGTCGCTGACGTCCTCCACCACCTCCACAGAGGTTGTCGAGGCTGGACTTTTATAGAAGGTGCAGAGGCGATCACCAATCACAATCTGATTTCCTGCGACGTAGTACGGATCATCCCCGGTCGCGGAGTACGCCTTGAACACGTCCTCTCCGGACGCACCAACCAATGTGACGGTGTGACCACTGCAGGTACAGGTTCCAGAACGCGGTACGTCCACCGTCAGGAAGGGTTGATAGTGAATCGAATCCGGTGCCACCTCCAGCCGCGGATTGGCGGCAATATCCGCGTCCGAATTGAGGTCCGTAAAAGGAGCGCCGAGGTAGTTGTCGCAGGAACCCACCCAGATCCACTCTGCGAGACTCCCGCCGAAACGGTACACATCGAGGGTCTTCACTTCACTGTTGGTGTACGTCTCGGGGACTAAGACCAAGATGCTGCTGGCCGGTGGATCTCCGAGTCCTCCGCCGCCCGGTTTCAACCCGTCTTCTTCGCGCATCGCCGGTCCTGGCGCGCTCAGTGCCCCGGTGTCCCAATCGGCGAGTCTCGCCACGAAGCGGTAAAGATAGGGCAGTCCGCTCGTCCCTATGTCCGGTCCATCCGGGTAAATGTTGTGGCAGCTTGCGGTTGGGGCGAAGTTGGGAGGGGGAACCCCCACTTGATACACCGCCGCAGAGGTGCTCGTCTTCCGCATCTTTACGGAGTCCGCAATGATGGCGACGGGGCGGGGCGAACGATCAGGCTTCACCACGCAGATGGAAAGCGGATCTCCACTGTAGCCGATGTCCAACTCGTGCAGGGCATTGAGCGCAAAGAGGGCGTAATGGACCTTCGTACCGGCGCCCACTAGTCGCATTTCAGGTCTGAAAGAGTTCGGGTACTGCGCCGGAGAAGGCACCGGATCATTAAGCCGCTTGATGGTGTGGACGGCGTCGGTGGCCGGATTGCTGCACTCTTCAACGATTCCGCTGCGACCCCAGATTTGGTTGTCGCCGCCTGGCCGAGTGTTCTTCAGGAACCGATAGACTCCCGGGCCCAGCTTGTCCACGGGCCGGGACAGATTCATCCCTTGGCAGGTGAACTCCAGCGTCTTGCGTTCGTACTCAGCCATTTGAGTCCATGTCCGCCGAGAGCCCCAGCGGTTGCGCCGGCCTGCGGCTGGGGACCGCCTCTTCCTCTTGCCGCGTCCTGTCATGCAGCACGTCGGCGAAGACCGCCGCGGTACGCCACTTGTCGTTCATCTCGGAGGCCAGCCGGAAGAATCGCTTGTAGTGCTCTGCTGTGGCCTGGAACTCCGCGCCGGCCATCTTGAAGGCCGCCAGGTGCTCCGCGTAATCCAGGATGATGTCCAGGTGTTCGCGGCCGACCAAGACCTGATCTGCCGTCGTTGCAGGGACCGGGAAGTTGCGAACCACGTCCAGGGTGACGCTGTGCGCGGCGTCGGGAGGATCCGCCACTGCGAGCATGTTCAGGCCCGCCATGGCGACCACATCCGGTGTCGCGGCGGTGTCCCCCTGCCAGCCGGCGCGGAACTTGTCCAGGTTTGAGACCGTGTCGATCGTCTTCCTGACGCCGTTGATTTGGGCCTGGATGGCGGTCGTGGCGAAGCGGGCGAGCTCTATGCCTTCCAGCCACCGCTGTTCGCAGTAGGTCGCGCGCTCCGGATCTCGAGCTGGACCGTCTTTGCCCAGCAGGTCCGCCAGGGCGCCCCACTTGACCACCCAGGCGAAGTCATCCGGCACGCCCAACACGACACCTGTGGCAGGGTCCAGAGCCGCCCCGGTGTCCACGGTGAGCAGGTCCAGGGTGCCCGTAGCGATGGGAATTGGAGAAAGCTGCAGCCGGACCGGCGGCGTGGCGATCATCGAGTAGACCTTCGGAGGCCCGGGGGATCCTTCCCAGCCGGCGGAGAAGGCCTGCATTCCCCATTCGTCATCACGCCACAAGCGCGTGTAGACTCCGGCTGCGTCCCCAAAGGCAGCCCGCCGCACGTCCACGGCGGTATCGAGCAGGTCAAGGCGTCCAGCGGAGTCTGAGGTCAAGGGCAGGGTAGAGTGGGTGAGAACGCAGCCGGTTTCCAAGAGGAACTGATTGCGCCGGCGCTGGAGCGCATCCACAACGTCGGCGAAGACAAACTGCTCCGTGCCGGTCCAGGTGGCGACCACCGCCGGTTCCAGGAGGTGATACTCGATGTCCTTCATCACGTCGGCATCGGTGACAGTTCGCGGCAGCAAGGTTCCGGTGACGGAGCCCAGATCGTAGAAGCAGGTTCCGGCGGTCAGCGAGAACGTCATCCGGTCGCGGTAGAAGGCCGCTGCCGCGTTCCAGGTGCGTAGGGCTTCCAGGAGGTAGGCTTGGAGCTCGGCGGCGGTCCAGAAAACGTAGGCAGTATCGTGGAGTCTCGCGGCCAGCGCCGCAATCAGCGTCGAAAGTGCGGTGTGCGCGTACGCCATCTCTTCATGGACCTTTTCTCACTGACCTACCTCGAATACTCGTTGGATACGGACCCGTCTGCTCAATCAGTAGTCCGCTCAACATTGGCCCTGCGGGGTTATTGGCGTAGGTGGCGTACACCAGACGGCGGATCGTGAAGTCGATCTTCTGGTCCGAGACCGCCACACCCGCGATTTCTACCGTCGTGGGGGTCGATGCCGCGCCCGCTGCTGCGTCGGGGTTGTAGTCCGTGACCTTCCGAACCCCGTTGACTTCCAAGTGAAACACGCGCTGTGGATTGGGTAACGTCTCTCCGCACTCACCAAATAAGGCAGTGATCTTGTAGGTGCCATTGGCCAGATGGAACCTGTACCGCCAGTCATTGATGGAGGCGTTCTGCCAGTAAAACAGGCCAATGTCCGTGTAGTCTTGGGGCCACGGGTTCTGGCCCAGGTAGGAGCAGTCGAAATGATTGTAGGTCCCGATGCTCGCCTGGTCTTTCCACCACGTTCCGGCGGAGCCGGTGAAGTTCGAGGAGCTTCCCGCGTCGATGCGAATCGGCCCCGCTGGCATCACCGTCACCCCGTAGTCGCGCACGGCAGTACTGTCGGCTTGCGAGGTGGCCGTCACCGTGATTGCGGTTGGTTCGCTCACAGTGGGCGGGGTGAGCACCCCGCCGCTCGTGATGCTTCCCGCCGAGGTTGCCCACGTAACGGCGGTATTTGTTGCGCCTGTCACCCAAACCGGGAGCGTGTACGTTGAACCGCTCTGCACCCAAATGGCCGGGTCGTCAGATCCCACTACCACAGCCCGCAGGGAGACGGCCATAGAGGCGGTGTCTTCCGCATTCTCTGTGTTTGTGGCGACTACCACCGCGTAATCGCTTGGCGTCACGTACCCATTGCTAGGGTTAACCCGGCCCGAAGTAGAGCTCACCATCAACGAAGACTCGTCCACGATTTCCCAATCCGCAGTGCGAATAGCGCCAAACCCCTGCAATGTAGTGCGTACACTCTCGTCCTGGGTCACATCCATGTCGGATTGCACGCCCCAGGTAGTCCCTCCATCCGAGACAATCAATCCGTAGCGTTTCCATGCCAGCAAAACCTTCTGGGCCAGTGCGGAGTACCCGCTGATGTTCACGGAAGATTTAAGCCGCAAACGGGAGCCGTAGGGGATTGACCCCCATGCCCCGGCGTTCGCCATCGCAGGCCACACAAACGTGTTGTCGATGTAGTTATTGCTCAAAGTCACGCGCATTGCATGGGTGATCTCGGCCTGGCGCATGTCGGCCAGTGTCAAGATGAGCGGCTGTAGAAACATACTAGCGGCGTCAGTGCCTCCACTGGCGGGCAGATCGTAGGAGTTGGCCGAATAAGACACCCCGCTCTGAGCCGTGCAGGTTGGGCAACTCTCCCCCTGCGTACCCGCAGGGTAGTTGTTATAGATGTCCGTCAGGGTGCAAGTCTCGCGGTTGATCTCAGTGAGGTGTCGATCAACCTCCGCGAGGGGCGAAGTGTAATACCCGTTCTCGCGCCACAGATCAGGCGCGGCTGCGAGTTGGAACGAGCCGTTGTTCGACGGCGTGTAAAGGAACACCATGCTTTCAGATGGCGTGGCGTTGGTAATCGTCGTGAGTCCAAAGCTGGGCTGGATAGTAGCTCCGATATCCGGTATCGTCGCCATCCAAGTGTCACTGCTGGCGTGCTTTGGGAGAGCGTCGATGCGCGTGTTGAATACGTGATCGTTCGGCAAGAGTTGGCACCCGGCCCGCACGTTCTTAGGGGTAATCGTGCTAGGCGCAGTGTACAAGCCAGTCGAGGGGTTGATAGACCCGGCACTGCCCGACGCAAGCGACCATGTAACCGTGCCACCTGATGCGGAGAACTGGTAAGTGGTACCCACGTTCACCACGGGCGGAGTGCTCGGGGTGATCGACACCTCGGCGTCCGCGCTGCCGTACCAAAACGGCACGCACACGAGTAGCAGCAAAAATCGTTTCATTGGATAGCCACGTAGCAGCTCCAAATGTCCAAAGATCCACCCGTCAAAGAGGTCGCCGCTCCTGTCCCAAAATCTGCTCCGGTTGCGATGAAATGGGCCAAGACCGCCTGGCCAGCCGCCGCCATCGTGCCGCTCTTGAAGAGGGCTGTGTCCAGGTAGGTTGTGTCGGCAACCGCCGTCGCCTCGCCGATGTTCGTCGCTGCCGTGTAAAAGTCAACCGTTCCGGCCTTCCCGGAGGAAACCGTAACCTGCGACATCGCCCCGGCGCCGTCCGAGAACTGGGCGCTGTGCTTGATGGTTACGCTAGTCATCTTCTCGTATTGACCAAGCGTAAAGAGGGTCACATCAGCAGTTGTACTCGCAGCCACGAAGGCAGTATTCGTGTATAATACGGTGTCTTTTCTGCACACTGCAGAAGGTAACTGCCACTTGATACCGTTTACTTGTGTGGAGTCTACGACCAAGACCATTTGGTCAGTCGCCCCCACCGGCATTCGCACATCGTGCGTGCCGTCATTGACGATCAGATCACCTTTGATGCTGCTTGGGGAAAGTGCGTCGAATGCCGGAATTGGAGATGTTTGCCCGGTGCCGCCGTTGGCTATCGGAAGGACTCCTGTGACGCTCGCCGTCGAGAGTGTGATCTGCGCCCACTTCAATCCGTTCGTCTGGGCGGAATCGGCCATGAGAAACCAGTAGTTCGTGCCGATGCCCTGACGGACACTGTTCGTGCCATTGTGAACTAGGGTGTCTCCTTTGGTGGTGAGGGGGTCAAGTGCGTCGAAGGCAGCCGTCGCGGTGATTTGCCCGGTTCCGCCATTCCCTAGTGGGAGAGCACCTGTGACTGCCGCCGCCTGGCTGATGTTCAGAGCACCGAAAGCTGGTGCGCCGCCGCCCGCTGGAACACGTAAAGGCTGGTACGCCGCGCCGGCCGCAGTCACACCGAGCGCGGATGTACCGCTTCCGAATACAACACCGTTCGCCGTGAACGTCGCCGCCCCCGTTCCGCCGCGCGCCACAGCGAGTAAGCCGGTCCACCCGAGCGTGTGCGCGGTCGTGGCCGACGTCATAGTGACGTTCGTATCGTTGACGAAGGTCTGAGTGGCCCCGGTCAATCCGCCAAGGCTAGTGATTCCGCCGCCGCCAGATCCAGACCCTCCCAACAGGAAGTCAGAGCGGGTGAATGGCGTGGCGATCCCGCCTCCGCTGAACTTGACGTCATAGCGGCCATCGGCCGCGTAGAAGGACCAATAGCCATCCGTGTCCGCGGTGAAGGGGTTCGCTTTGGATGTGCCGGAGTTGTCGCTGTAGAGGGTGCTCAGGGTGGTCCCGCCAGTTGCGTAGACGGTCACCGTGCAACTGGCATAGCTACGCTGGACCGTCGTGGTCGATACCAAGCCGAACACAGTGACGGTCTGCCCGCCCTTTTCGCAGTAACCCTGCGCCTTCTCACGCGCCAGGATTGGCAGGCAGAGGAGTAGAACCAGGACGCCGATGTGCAGGAGCCGCTTCACGGTTCCCCCTTACTTCGGCGTCTTCAGACTCTTGGTGAACGGCGAGTCGATCTTGCTCGCGCCCGCGCTCCCGCCCGGGTCCGTGTCGGCCGGCTTCAAGGGCAGAGCCTTGGAAAATGGGCTGTCGATCTTGCTGGCCCCGGCGCTGCCGCCGATCTGGTCATCCTTGAACTTGAGAGGCAGATGCTCCGCGCCGCTCGGCACGCTGCCCATAGGTTTACTGATTGCCATATTCTTTCCTTTCATCCCACGAAGTACATGTCGTGGTCCTGCAAATATGAAGCATCTATCGGTCCGCTCAGTCCGGAGTCGTACTCCAACTCCGAGAAGTTCTGCGGGTAGGTTTCCTCATCCTGGACCCTCGCCCGCCGCAGCATCTCGTCGTAGTCCTGAGAGATGACGCTGAGGAGCCGCGACCATTCCGGTCCCTTGTTCGCGTTCTTGTTGTTCGCCAGCGCCCACTCATAGGCTTGCAGCCGAGAGCCATGCGCCAGAAGGTCGTGAGGGATGCACTCCGGGACCTCTTCCGCGGTGCCCAGGTCCACGCCGCGCCGCTGCGCCACGCACATCAGTGAATTGCCCGAGGAAGTCGGATGCGGCCAGAGTTCGATGAGCGGGTAGCCGTCGCTCGAATGCTTGTAGGCTGCCGCCCAGATGGGAGTCCCAAAGTGACTGCGCTGCGGGTCGCGCCGGTCGATCTCTTCTTTCTTCCGGTGCATGTTGCGCCGCCGGAACCGATAGCCCAAGCTGGGGTTGAAGAGGGACCGCCACCGCAAGAAGTCCTTGACTGGAACCTTGTAATAGCACTGGTAGATTTGGTAAGCCGAAGCCGCCACCGTGGCCCCGGTGTACATGCGGTCCAGGGTGAGGGTGACGGCGCCGTCGAAGGCGGTGATGTTGTAGATCGGGCTCCCGGCCGCCAGCCGGAATTGCCGCAAAGTGAGAAGCGGAAGAGTGACAGCCGCCCAAGCCGCCCCGGCCGCCGCATCCCCTACCACGGAGGTAGAGAACTGAGTGGCCGTGACGGTCCCGGTAGAGATGAGGTCCGGAACGTCCAGGGACCCCTCGACACGGAGAAAACTCCATTGCCGGGAGTCCCTGATTTTCCGCCAGGTGTCCTGCACCATCTTCTCTGCCAGAAGGATGGACAGACCTGGAACGTACCCCAACAGTTCGTTCGCCAACTCTTGAACGACGGCCATGTCACCTCGCGGTCACAGGACCGTCAGATCCCGATGGCGTGCAGCCGAACCGTGTATTCGTCGAGACTTCCCGACGTTTCCTGGCCGCTAATCGCCAGGCACCACTGAAGTTTCCAGACAGTGCATTTTGGCGATGAACTGGTCGGGATGCAGCGAATGACGTGCAGGCCGTTGTCGCAGGCAGAAGCCTCGAGAAACTCGATGTACTTCATGCCGAACTCTGCGGCTGTCACATCCTGGCCGCCGGTCGGTGGCGCTCCGGTCGTGATGACCGTGTAGCTGGTCGGACCAACTTTGGTGATGACGCACTCGCGCTTGCCTCCGCGGGCGGTCGGGAACCCAGGAATGAATCCCATGGTGATCTCCTTTCAGCCCTCAGATGTTCTCGTACAGGCCCCACAGCGCCACCAACTTGGAACCACTGTTGGTGGGAGCCTCTACGGCCGTACCGAGGATTCTGGCCGATTCCACAGAGGTCAGTCCCGTCGCGTCGGCCAGTACTTCGCCGACTGCCGCACCCGTTTGGACAATCACCGTATCGCCGATCGCCGGGGTCGTCTTGGTGATGGACGCCCGGAACTTGACGGTCGCCAGTCCCGCTGTCTGAATCCAGCCGTACTGCCCCTTGGTGATGGCGTTGAGGAAGACCCCAGCGGGGATCGCGGCACTGTAATCCGCCGTGACGACGTAATCGTCGATGTCGTACCAGAACGCCACCTGGCCGGCTACAGCGGAGGCGCTGGAGCTGAGGTAGAGTTTGACGTACTGATACTTCCCGCCGTAGAGTTGCGTGGTCTTCCAGGGGACATTGGCGTGGTTGAAACTGATGATCTTGCCGACCTGGGCATCGTAGTTCGATTCGCCCGTGCCGGAAGAGACGGGCTGACCTGGCTTCGCGTCATCGACGGTGTTCAGGTAGCCGGTACTGATTCTTGCAATGAGATCGTCTGCGTGCATGGTGGTCTCCTTTCCTCACCCACCGATTCCCAGAAGTTGCTTTTGCAGCCTGGGAGCGGTGCATTCCAGATTGCAGGCCGCCTTGACATGCCCGACGACTCGGGTGTTGTCCTGCGCCGGGAAGAACCCGCTCCAGCCGAAGCCGAACTCGGGATCATCCGAAATGCGGAAGAACCACTTGGAGGTCGTGAGCCACGCGAACACTTCGCCCACCGTGCAGGTCGTCGACGATGGCATGTTCGAGGCTGTCGCGGGACTGCCCGAAGCGAAGGTGGACGTCAGGTAGTTCCCCAGGTCGGGGTCGTTGGCGCCGTACTTCAGGCTGGGGAAGTAGTCGTCCTTCAGAATGATCGCGTTGTTGAAGCGGAAGCCCATGACGCCCCAGATCGGGTCCTTCTCTTGCGCGAAAACCTGCTGCGCCTGAAGCCGCTGCTTCATATAGGCGATGACGGCCTTGTTGCCGACGCCCAGGTTCGGGTTCTCGTTGCCCACACAAGCGTCCTGGTAGGTTTCCTCCATGACGCCGTAGGTGACCGGGCCTGCGCTCCCGTCCGCGTTTCCGCACCAGTACGGCACGGAATTGAGAACGCTGCCGATGACGCCGTTGCGCGTGGCCGTGCCGTAGGTGGTGAAGTAGTCGCCTGTCCACCCCTTCGTCACGCCATCGTTCAGCGCTTCCGGCCAGCCGTTGATCTTTGTGATCCGGCTGGCGTTAACGCCTGTGACCACCGCCTGACCGTGGCCCGCCATAGCAATCCCGGCGATAGCTGAGATCGTGTCCATGGCGTTCCGGAGATCTTCGTCGATCAGCTTGAAGACCGCCCGCGGGCCCTTGTTGAGGACTTGGATGTCTTCCTTGTACTCGGGGACGGCGACCTCGAGGTACTTCGGATCGAACATCGCGCCGGCCAAGGTCTGCCGTTTCGTGATGTTGAAGCTCCCGCCACGAGCGTAAAAGCCGCCGATCATGGGCTTGTAACGGAAGACGGTTTGCGTGAATGCCCCGCCACCGAAGGGAACGAGGCAGTGGTCTCGGAGATACGCCTGAAAGGGCGTGTCGAGGAAGTAGTTGTCTTCGATGACCGAAGGATAGATCTCCTTCAAAGTGGTCAAATTAAGTTCATCGAGGATTGGATCTGGCATGTTGTCAACGCCTTACGGCGAATCCGAGACCACCGAAAAAATCCGTCACGATGCCGTTCTCGTTCTCATAGCTTCGTCGAAGTGCATCGTGGCTCTGTCGATGGCGCTCAGTTCGCCCGCTTTGCCATCCGGCGCAGTCTTCTGCGGGATGGCACTGAAAATCGGTGATCGAGGAGCATCGGGCCGGAATGTCGGGACGCTTGCTTCCGAGAGAACTTTGTTGCGTTCGTCCGCTCGGATTTCCGCGTCGTGCTTCTTCTCCGTCTCAAGCGCAATCTCCTTGCGCCGATCCTCGACCTTGTACTGTTCCGCCCAGACATCGCGCACGGACCTGCCCTCTTTGAGCGCGGTCGAAACGAGTTCAAGCGATTTCGAGAGGGGCTTGCCGTAGAGCTCCTGATGCTCGACGGACAGGTCATGCAGTTCGGCCGGCAGAAGCGGGAAAATCTGCTTCGCCTTGTCGAAGTCCTCCTGAAACTTCCTGAAACCTTCGGTCGCCGCGGGATTCGGGCTTGCGGGCTGTGCGAGTGATGCGGGGGGATTGGGTGTTGCTGCGGCTGCTGGCATGAGGGTGTTCAGGTCCAGGCCGTAGTCGGTCGCAATCTGCGTGACCCGCGCCTGGTACTGTGCGATGGTGGTGTCCCTGGCTTGCAGGTCCCCCATCGCCTTGTCGAGTTTGGCCTGCGCTTCGGTACGCCAGCCGGTGAGTTCGGTCTGAAGTCCGACCACGCCGTCCATAGCGGTCTTGTGATCGGTCTTCAACTTGTTCATCATCCGGTCGTAATCGGACTGGCGCAGTTGCCCGTCCTCTAATGCCTTCAACGCTTCCGGTTTGTTGAGTTTCCCTTCCAGAAGAGTCACGTCCTCGGCGGACAGTTGCCCTTTGGTTGCGAGGTCACTCAGCCATGCTTTGAGATCAAACGGCATTTGGTTCCTTTGCCTTCCCGCGCCTCGTGAGGATCAGGCGCCGGCTGCGGCGGCTAGGGTCCAGGTTGGGCGCGTCAGCCGAGCACGCTGGGTGCTGGCGGTTCGCTTCCCGGACCACTCAATGACCGAACGATGTCCATGCCCATCTCCACCAGCAGGCGCCCGACTTCTCGAGCCTTTGCCGCTGCCGGTGGAAATTGGCGGGCCAGGTCCTCTACCTGGGTGTGCATATCGCCGATCTGCGACATGACCGCTCTGGTCGTATCCTCCATGGCCGGAGCTTGCGGTCTCGCTGCCGAAACCTGCTCCGGGGGAATGAGCGTTCCAATGTCGGGTTGCGGAGCCGGGGGTGCCTGTTGCTGCATTTCACCCATCGGCATTCCTCCTTGTCCTGGAACGGGGAAGAACGGTAGTGCGGCCATGCTATTTCCCTCTGCCCATACCGCCCGATCGGCGGCGGCGCATTGCCCCCGCGTAGGGGCGGGAGGATGAACTGACCGAACGCTTGACGGCGCTGTTCGCGCCGCGGATCGCGGAACTTTCGGATTTGCCTCGTGAGGTCATCGACTTGAACACGTCTGACCACTGCCTCTGCCGTATAGGAGTCCTGGCCTTCTTGGTGAACCGGATCGCGTCTGACGGACCGTATGGCATCGCCTTTGGGCCAAAAAAAAGGACGGGGTCCCGAAAGAGTGAAGTAACTTCACCCCTTGGGGACCCCGTCCAGGTATGAGGTATGCGACCCCAACCTACGGTTGGCTCATCAACTCAACTTAGAACACAAAACAGCTCTGGCGTCAAGAGATTTCTCTTTTTGCTTCCACTCGACTACTGAAACTTCACCTGAAGTTATGTGCAAAGTCAGGGATCCGGTACGTTTCTGGGACTTCACCAGTAGCATCAGGTCGGCTAGATCGCTTTTGTCGTATTGCTCGATCCGATGAACCTGAAGTTGCCGACCGATGGTGATGGGGACGGTGTTCATCTGGATTCCGAGATCGTGCTACGCGAACCGCCATCCTTCTGAACGATCTTGGGCGGCGCTCCGCCGCTTGGCGGCCGACCCGGCTGCGCGCCGCCTCCACCGCCGCCCGGCGGGACTCCGGCGCCCTGCGCGCCGACTGCCGTGAGCATCTGCATGACCTGAGCCATGTCGGCGCGCTCGATGTTCCACGCTTTCCAGCGGTCGTAGACGTCCACCGTTCCGTCTGGAGGTTTACCGTAGTGCGGGATGTCCAGCGCCTCGCCCACCGTCCAGGGGTCGATCGGGAAGCCGGCGCGCCAGAGTTGCAGGTACATGAGTTGCCGGGTGACCTGCGTCACCTGATGCGCGGAGTTGGGCTGGACGCTGAATGGAAGGTTACTCATGAGGTAACGGGCGCGTTCCCAGCGGTCCCGGCCCGGCAGGTACTCCGGGACCAGGCTGGATGCGTCGTAGTCCCAATCCTCTGACGTGATTCCGTCCTTCCCTAGCAACGGGATGCGCCGGTTGGCGTTATAGAACTGGAAGAAGAGCCCCTTGTTCATCTCCCCGAGTTGCGCCAGCGGTCGTTCCATGCCGCGGCTCATGTCTCGGATCAGCGGTCCGGCGAGTTGCACGATCTTTTCGATGGTCTCGGAGGCGGGCAGTTGCCGGGCTTTGGCGATCGCGGCCATGTCGGGAACCGCCATCAGGTAGTCCATCAACTGCCAGAGGGTGTCCACATGCGCCGGGATCCAGGCCGGAACCTCGTAGTATTCCGGCGGCAGGAGCGGCTTCACAAACTCTCCCATGGAGGTGTCGACGGCCAGGTGCTGCCCCGGCGACCGCGTGTCCAGCCGGTCCATGGTGGTCTGCGCGATGACGTTGCTGTCGTATTGCAGCGAAGGACGAAGGCGGCACTTACCGGAGTCCTGGACCTGGCGCAAGAGTTCTACTGCGGACTCCTGCAGCGAGTGGGCGTCCTTCATCAGCGAGAAACCCAAGGCTTCCCACGGCCAGTCGTCGGCGGCGAACTTGACCACCGGGACCATGCCGTGCCACCAGGGGCTCGTGTCGTCGGACAGAACCACGCTATCGGTTGCCTGCACCAGCCGGCGCAGGGGGTAGATCAGGCAGTCCTCGCGTCCGGCCTTTTTGTAGAGCGGGCGTCCGTCCTTGTCGTTGTAGCCCGCCGCGATCTCCTCGCCAACAAAGGGAACCTCGTAATACCAGTTGGTGCCGGGCTTGCCCATGCTCATGCGCCGGCCGGTCTGGTTGATCGACAGATCCATGACGTAGGCGTGGTAGATGTCCACCACGGGGAAGATCGCATCTTCAATCTGGCGCTGCCGCGGGCCGCCGACGTTGAGCGCCGGCGCCATGTAGCGCTTCAGCTTCTGGACGCCCTTCCGGATCCAGCCGGGCCGTTCGCGCGTTGCCACGAGCTGATCGGCGAACTGCGGGAACATGGCGTGCGCCGTGGCGATAGGGACCTCCGTACAGATGACGGTGGTGTAGGCTTTCTGCAGGTCGTGATCCCGGGGGAGTTGGATCGGCAGAATCTCGGTCGGCCCGTAGGTGTGCAGGGCGATATCTCCGCGCCCGGCAAAGTGAAAATCCTTCTCCCAGATTGGGCTGACATACCCGGTCCCCATGACCGAGGCGTACTGCACCGCCTCTCGGATCGAACGATCGGCGAAGGTGTTGAGCCACCAACCGTGCCAGAGCTTATTTAGCACCATCTCGATCGGTTCCAGTTCCTTGTTGTCCGTCTTGAAACCCCACTGCGGACGGATGTCTGACTCCGTGGCGACCACTTCTCGAATCTGCCGCTTCAGGCGGTTGACGTAGATCCGGCTGCGGGCCTCGGGGATCTTCTCCTCGTGATGCCCACTGATCTTGTCGAGCGCCTGCTGCATGTCCTCGTAGGCGCGCTGGCTCTCGATGAACGTCCGGCCTTGCTGGATCGCCTCTCGCAGCCATCCCAGCTTGAAGTCGGATTTGGTCGGTTCGCCCTTCTGATTAAAGAACGGCGGGCAACGATATTCCGTATACGCCATCAGCGTTTTCTCCTCTGCCAGCCGGTGCTGGCGTCAACTTGAGCCTCGCGGTTGCTGGAGTCTTGGCTGAAGGCTTCGACATAGAAGCCGGCATCTGTGTGCCGTTGTTTTTCGCGTTGCCGCTGTTCTGTCGTTTCCATGGCGTGTCGCGCGAAGTCGCGGCCGTAGGCGCTCATGCCGTGCATCGCCTGGCGCAGTTCAGAGCGCAGGTCTCGCCGCATGTTCGCGTGCGCGTTGGCTTCGCGTTCCAGGTGCTGCTCGCGGGCGGCGTTCTCTCGCAGGTTCACTTCCCGCTCAAGGGATCGCACTTCGCGTGTGGTCCGCAACTCGACTCGCTCGAATCCCTCCGGAACGGGTGCGCTCGTGCTTCCGGGAAACCGGATGTTGCCATTCGCGTCCCGGTGGATCACCACCGGATCGAACGGCTGGGCGTCCAGACGAAGCGGGCGCCGTAGCGTCAGGTTCGGATCGTAGGTGCGGGTCGCCGTCGCGCCGCAGTCGCACTCCAGTTGCTCGGGAGGTTGGCGAAAGAACCGCTCGAAGTGCAGACCGCATTCGGGGCAGAGATAGTCGATCATCATGTTAGTAAGCACTCTCCACAATTTTTCCTTTGGTTACTTGCTGGTAAAGAGGAGACTCGGTGCTGGGGGCCTCACGCCCCTGCCAGCCGGGATCGTACTTGGCGTAGTCGGGCGTCGCGCCGTCCACTCGGATGCGGGACACGGTCGGCTGATTGGCGCGGATCTCCAGGTCGTGCAGGCTGAACAGCACCATTCCCAGTGCCATGATCCGGTCGTCATGCGCGCCCTGCTGGGCCTTGATCTTCTGGCTGGTTTCGTCGGCCTCGAGATCCGCCATCTCGTCCACGAACCAGGGGGAATTGATGTTGAGCCAGCCGGACCGCAGGTAGGTCATCAGGGTGACGATGAGTTGGTTGCGGCTCCACTGGTTCGTGGCCCAGCCCAGCGTATTCGACCGAGCTCGGCTCAGAACCTTCGAGTCGTAAGCTCTCAACCAGTGGTGGAAGCGGGTCCAGCCCATCTTGCGGAGCTCGAGTTGCGCCAGGTTCCCGCCGGCCTGAATTTCGATGACCATCTTGCATTGGCGTTTCGCGCCATGCACTTTGCGCGAGTACATTTTGCCGATCGCGTGGCAGTAGGGGACCATTTCGCTGGCGTTGAGGTGCGGGGAAACAAACTCACAAACCTGGGTATCGTTCCGCTGCATGTTCCCCTTGCGGAGCATTTCTATGGCGGAACTGTCCAGCCCGACACCGCCCGCAGAGTCGAGGCCCAGACCGTAGTCTTCCTCGTCCTCCGGCCACTCGAAGATGAGCACCTTGCCGGTGGGGTCCTCGGTGGAGATGTCGCGGAAGCGCACAGGGTAGAGCGTGAAGTCCTGGTCGATGGGGATAGTGGGCAGTTCGTGGTCGATTTCGGAGGTTTGCGGCCAGTGCCTCGGGTGAATCATCGAGGCGGGCCCCTTCAACTTGAATGCGCCGATGGGAGCCTTTGAGGCTCCGCGGTAGTCCGAAATGAGGTCCGCGTCGAAAACGGAGATGACGTTCTGTTGAAAAGCCTCAGTGTCAGAGGAGCAATATTCTGAGTAAAAACGAGACAACTCGCCCTTTTCCTTGTACTCCAGCCGGGTGACTTCCCAGAACCACATCTGCTCTTGGGGCATCGTCCATTCCGAACCCATGTACTTTCTGAGTAAGTCGTTCGACGCAACGTAGGAGTTGGCACCCTCGGCGTGCTTGGTTGTTAGATCCTCGGGCCTCCAGTGTGAGGGAACAGGATGCGAGACCAGCCATGCTTTCGTCGGGTAGATGTCGCTGGCGACGTACCACGGGATGAATACCGGACGAAACCTGGACCTGCCCTCCAGCCAGTGCGCCTTGGCGAAGTTCCAATTCTTGTGCCACCAGTTGTGGCGGCCCTTGCCGGTGGACTCCAGCACCAGGAACATCCAGGGCGACTCGTGCATGGCCGGAAGAAGGGAAGCGTCGATCAAAGCTCCCGGGTCTTGGTAGTCGGTTACTTCCGAAATGTGTCCGACAGTAGGAGTTTGGCCGCGAGCGATGCCGGTCAACTGCGAGCCGTGCTGGATCGAGAGCACGCAGTTCTGCCTTCCGAACTCGATGCGCTCTCCTTTGGCGTAACCGGTGATCGGCGGCACCAGGAAGGGCGGCTGCATCTGAAGCGCGAACTCCAGCATCTTGACCATCAACTCGGACTTATCGGGGTCGCTCGACGCCACGACCGCCCGCGTGTAGGGCCAGAACTGGACACGGTGGCAGACGGCCATTTCCGTTTCCGTCGAGACGCCCACCTGCCGGGCCTTCAGGTCCATCTCGCAAATCGCCTGCCCATTTCGTTCGCACTCCGCCCAGATGTCCCGCTTGATCTGCTGCGCGACGTTGGGAACGAAGCGAACCGGCCGGTCCTGCCAGTCCAAGATGAAACCGTAGTGCGAGGTCCAATACCCGTAGTCGAGTTGGCACAGCCTTTGCTCGTTCCGAATCCAACCCTGTTCGTCCGTTTGGAGTTTCCGCGTCCAGTCGTGACGGTCGGCATCCCACAGGTCGGCGAAGTGGCTGTTGGCCGCCTCCACCTGTGAAAGCGTGTGGTACTCCGGCTTCCAGCCGTGCGCCCTTGCCACCTTCTCGATCTGTACTGCGGTCACGCCGGGGTCGTACATGGGTTATTTCCTGACCACCTCCGCGCTCGACCGGATCACGTCGTCAAAGGATGGCCCGTTGGACCCAGCGACCGCCCCGGCGAACGCCTGACTGCGGTTGTCGATGGCGATGCGGGCGCCCGAGGGCGTCGGCAGAAGCCCGGTCACCTGGAGGAGCATCTTGCGATCGGCGTGTCCGCCGTCGCCGTCGTTGGCTCTGGCGATGGCCGCTTCCAGCACCTTCGGCTGCGCCAGCGCCGCGATCATCTTGGAGGCGTCCATCGACTGCGAGTGCGCGACTGAGGCGACAGCCCCGATGAAGTCGGAAGTGCTCACCAGAGCCCCGGCACACAGTTCGTCGAGGATCACACGCCCGCGGTCCTGCGGTTGCATTTGGTCGTAGAGCACCGCCACATTGCGAACATTCTCACGGTCGGAGAGACGCGCCAGGTCGATCATGCTCTGCTTGCCGCCGGGCAGGAACTGAGCGTAGTAGTTCAACCCGACCTTCATTGGCAGGGTCAGGGCAGGGGAGATCTTCGTAGGGACGAGTGCCTTGGACCTGGAGCGGCGGGGCTTCTTCTCGCGGGGCTTGCGAGGGGGAGCATCCTTCGGGCGGGCGAGGTGCAGGTTACGAAGTTCTGCCGGAGAATACTTCTTCCCAGGTTCTACTCGACGGGGCCGGGTGTTTCCGTTCCCTCCATCGGCAATCCCAGCGAAACCGTTCGCTGGCGGAGATCCGCCTGTTCTTTCCTCCACAGGTCCTCATCGCTGACCATCCGAAGCTGCTCCTCTGACTTGGGAGCTTTGTTTGCTTCGAGCGATCGTAGTTTTCGATGAGCCTTAACCGTAGCGGGGTCGATGTGAAAGTCGATCAGCAAATCCAGATTGTCGGCGATGCGTTCCAGCGCCTTTGCGGTGCGGGAGAGGTCGGCTGTGAACTCAATCCAGCTCACGACTTCCTCTGCGGCGTTTCCATCATGTCGAAGGTCACGCCATCCTTGGTTGGGGTCGGCACCATGACCGGCAGACCGACTTCCGCGCGGGCTTCGTCGGGAGCCTGGCCTTCGGGAGACACCTTGCGCGCGCCCTTCACGACGATCTTCTCAGCCGCCTGTGCCTTGCGCGCCTTCTCCACGGCCTCTTCCGTCCCGACGCTGCCCTTCGCCTCGATCTCCATGTGTGGCTCGGCGACCGGGTAGGCGTCGATCTTCAGTTCCCACGTCCATTCTACGACGGGAAAGGTCAAATGCGACTCGATTCTTGGATCCGCGTCCAATTCCTTGCGGATGTCGGCCAGGATCAGGTCCTTCAATTCCTGTCCGTTCAGTGCGTTGAACACTCGGCCTGCCATGGTCAACCCACCAACCCCTTCAGGTCGTCATCCTCGAGTTCCACCGTTGCGGACACCTCCCCGAAACTTCCGACCCTGACGTTGAATGACTTCGTGAGCTTGCGACCATCGGGCAATCCAATAACGCGAAACTCCCTAGGATTGTCAGAGAACGATGGCCTGTCTGCCGGTTCCTGCGCCTCGCAAATGGCTGCGTTCACCATCACTGCCGTACCGTTTATGAACATGCACACTGGTCTCGTGAACGTCACCAGTGCGCGTTTCGTCACAAATCCAACAGCATCTTCTTTATTTTTCATCGTCCTATTCTCTCTTTTAGTTGCCCGCTGAGGAAGTCAGAGCCAGCAGGTTCGACCCAGAGAAAACCTGACCTTCTGGGCCGACTCCGTACCAAATCACGCTGGGGGTCTGGATCTCGTACGACTTAGTATAAGCGTCCCAACCCGGCGAACTATCAAACATCCTCCCCGGATACGCCTGAGTTTCCGCGATAAATTTGGCGAATTTCTCAGATTCCCTTTCGGTCTTGTACTGATTGGATAGCCCCTCGCTCCTCACTTGGGGCTGGAAACGAAAGGGCGCACTAGCACCTCGGCTTTGTTCAGGTCGATGGTGGGCTTGTCGCTTCCGTTCAGCACGGCCGCGATGACGGCTCCGCTCGGATCTCGCGCTATAACTGCCTTCGGCCCGAAGACCAGTTTCTCTACCGCGCCCTCTTCCTCTTCCTTCTTCGAGGGCTTCTCGATGATCGCAACTTCAAACAGCATTTGTTTCTCCTTTCAGATTCACTTCTCTTTTCGTTGTTCTCGACTTCCAGATCCGGTCCAGGTCCCCGAACGGCAACTTGCGCGTCTCGCAGCACAGCAGGTACGAGTACAGGTTCAGAGGCCAGTTCGCGCCGTAGATCAGCACGCCGGCGTAGAGCGTGCCGTCGTCGTCTTTCATGATCCTGCACATGCTCGGCTTGACTTGCTCGACCAGATCTTGCAATTCCTGGGGGCTCACCACGAAACCTCGGTAGCCCGCGACCTTCCGGGGCTCTGCGCTCTGAGCCATGTGGATGACGCGCTCCTCTAGGCTGCCGGGGATCTTTGCCGCTGCGCCAACTGCTGCAACTTGCGCGCTCGCCATAGCCGTTCTCCTTTCGTGAACTCCAGGACGTCACTCACATCGCGCTTTCCGTCTCCCTCGAAGGCTTCTTGCAGGCGCCGGAACATCTCGATCTTGCGGGGGCGCGGCAGGTGCTTCTCGCGCTCCCAATACTGCACCAGCCGGTCGGTGACGCCCATCAGCAGGGCGAATTTGTGGACCGTGACGGCGTGCTTCTCGCGGAATGTGCGGATCATTCCGCAGACCGCGCGGCGTTCCTCCTCGCTTAACTTCACGCAATTACCTCCCTCTGCTCGTGCCAGGGATACTCTGCGCCCTTCAGATAACACCACCGCGCCGGATCTTGCCGAATATCAACGTGGCAAAAGTCCCCCTCATCCGACACCCCGAACCCATGCAGGCAGGGGATGCAGTGCGCCGCCGCGTAGACCTGACGGGCCGTCATGCCGGGAACCCGGATGTCGGCCGCCTTGCCCAGAACGTGCTGAGAGTGGACAGCGCCCCCTACGGCCGCGTTGTGTTGCGCGCAACGGCAACCCGAGAGGATTATCACAGGGCAGGCCACGGCGTCACGTAGCGTCTGCAGGGCGGCCACCAGAGCCGGATCTGGCGTCGAGTATCCGCACCCACAGGAACAGGCGAACTCGGCCGAGTCGAAGTTGGCAGAGAGTTTCACGGCTTTGGCTCAGGCACTGCGGGTGCCGGGTCGGTGCTCGTGGTCCTCACTGTTGTAACCGTCTCCGTGCTGAGCACACCGGGAAGTGGTGACTTCGCCAACCAAGCGAGCGCGGTCTTTAATCCAGCGAAAGCGGCCGTGGCCGCAATGACCGCCCAGAAGTGGCCGTTCCTTAGCAACTCGGGCGCGAATACCATCGCTCCAAGTGCCGCAGATCCAGCATTAGCGGCGGAGGCAATCACGCCGGACAGCAGGCCATAGAACCATGCCTTGAGGCTCATGGTACGGTTTCCTTTCTCACGACGACGATGGGCTTTCGGGTTACCGCTCTACTTGACAGGGGGTCCAAATACGGCCCAACCGAGGACCCCGAGAAGGACGAAGAACGCGAGACTCCCACCCCAACGACGGTATACGGGCTGAGCTGGGTCGTACCCGGCCCACATTCCGAACACCAAGCAAATCAGATACAGGACCCAGAACAACATCTCTTTCGGCATACTATTTCTCCTCTCAAGATTTTCTACTCGTGTGTGAGCCAAGGTCGCAGTCGGAGTCAATCCGATCACGCTCCGTCTGAGTCGCCGTCTCCCAAATCTGGAGCAGCGCATCACGGCAGGTGCTCAGGGGAGGTTCGGCCTCCCCTAGAGCGACTTCGCGCCCGCGTAGCAGGCAGTTGTTGAGGGCGGTTTGGTGGTCGGGGGTCATGGTTGGACAGGTGGTAGGCTGGCCTTCCACTGCCGAATCATCTCGACAGTGGCATCGTCGGCCGCGATCGTTCCATCGAGGATGGCCTGCATTCCTTCCGCTATGGCTGGATCCTTGGCCAGCAGATTCCTGATACTGATGTATGCCGCGGTTCCGATCGGAGCCAACTGGAGCGCGGCGTTGATGATACTCAAGATGAGCCCAATGTTCACCGAGTTCATTGCGCTACCTCCTTTAGCATCTGCTGGATGTACGTCTGGATGCTGGTGAAGATCGACAGCACCTGAGCGGCTTGCGGACCGGAGATCAATTTGGATACTTCGGCCGGCAGCGGGATTTGCCCGAGGATGGTTTGGATCTGCTTAGCAGTCGCAGTCCAGTCCCCAGGATTCTGCTGGATGGTTGCCACGGCCTTGCTGGCGGTCGCCACCTTCAGGGTGTACCCCAAAACCAGCGAGGTCTGCGCGACAGTAAGCACACCAGACTTCTGGAGCCCGATTACTCCCTCTGTCGCGGCCTTGTTCAACTCAGCCAGCGTGCCGTTGTAGACGGCCACGCGCTGGGCGGGCGTCTTGATGGTGACTGTGGTCTGCTTCTGCGTGCAGCCCATCAAGGCCAGCACGAGCAGCACAGGGAGAACGATTCGTTGGGTTCGTCGCATGGCGTTAGCTGGGCCTCTTCGACAACCACGTCAAGGCGGAGATCAGCTCTGCCTGGGCAATCGGCTCGGCGGTCTCCAGTAGTCGACCCTTGAGGTATCCAGAGAAGGCCGCACGCTCACTGGCAACGCCCGAGACAGCAGAGTCCACGGCCTTCACGCGGACCTTGAGATCGCCGAAAGGCCACTCCTGCCATTCGTAGGTTTTCCCGTCGATGTCCACGAACGGCACACCGTACTGGTGGATGGGAGCGGGAGACGGAGTAGGTGCCGGGGGTGCCGGCGGGACGATGCCGAGTGCCCTGTTCATCTGTTGCTCGATGGTCTGCGCACCGCTCGCATAACCGTGCTGTAAGGCATTGGTCAGTTCGACCGTCTTATCGCCCGCTGTAATCGCGGCAATGCCCGAGTCAATGCTAATGGTGGCGTCGGGATGGGTCTTCTGCACTTCCTTCAAACAGAGAATGAAGTAGCCCTGGAACGCCGGGTTGGGGTTCAGTACCCCTTCGGGAAGCGTCTCAAACGGATAGGCTCCGTTAGCGTCCTGGGGGAACGGGAACGGGGCTTTGTCTGTTGCTGCCAATTCTTTGTAGTTCATTGGGCCCTTTCTTACGGCTGCGGAGGGGCGGGCGGAGGAACGCTCTCATCGAGCGACACGAGCCGCTGGTTGTTGGCGTCCACGATGCCCGCCAGTTCATTGATCGCAGCCTGCATGGCTGCCGGATCGTTGGCGTCCAGCGCAGCCTGGAGAGCCGCAATCTGCGCCTGCATGGTCACGTAGTCGGCGGAGATTCCATCGATTACGGCCCCTTGGTTAATCAGCTTCTGCTTTACTTCAGCCAAAGTTGTATCTGCCACGTTAGTTCTCCATTCTTCAAGTTTCCGGACCCGCTTGGGCAGGCCGGGCAAATCTGAAAGCCAACTCATAGTTCACCTGTAACTGGCACCGAGCCGTTGGCGGTAACACTGTAGTTCATCACCCCGTCGCTGCCCTGCGTGAGCGTCCACTCGATAGTGTCGGTGCCATTATATTCGAGGCGGTCTATTGCTACGCTGCCGATCGGCACAGAGATGAGCAAGTTTCTAAGATAAGTAGTGGCGGAGAACACCAGTCCGGTGTAACACCAGATTTGCACATCAGTCGCACCGCGCCGCGTGGCCCCGCACCGCATCACTCCCGCCGAGATGTACGCCGGCGGGTTGGCGGCCGACAGAACTCCTGCGGCGATTAGAAGCAGCAATGCGAGTCGTAGTTTCATGACGTCGGCTCTCTACTGATCCGTTTCAGCACTTCCTCAATGAAAGCCACCCGCTGAGGGTCGTCTTCGTCCGTGCGTCGAATTTTGGTTTGGTGAGGGCAACTCTCTGAGGTCCTCTCGGGATGGACAATTCCGTAGCGCGGGTTCGCATCGTACAGGGCGTACTCGCGCTTGAGGATCATGCCTTCGCCACCATGACCTTCTGAGGGTGCTCTCGCAGGTACGCGCGATGCGTGGTCCTACGCTGCCATTCCTTCTTGCACTCGCCCTTGTGGACTAACGAGTTCGGAGCCCCTGTTCCTGGAAGGTGGCATACCGCGCAGATGAACTCGCGGCGATGGACAGGCCACTTAGCGAGGCTCACGCCCAGCGCCTCCGTGGAGGAAGCCCCAGCCGATTCCTACCGCGGCGAGTCTCCCAATGAATCCAGGCTCGTTCCAGCAAAGTGAACTGCACACCCAGCTCGCAGTGGATCATGCGCTCGCACTTCGCCGCCACCGGAGTCCAGAAGACCTTGCGGAGTAGGCGCGAGAGGAGGGAGGTCACGCCGCAGCCTCCCCTGTTTGCCAGCAACGCCGATGCGCCGGGCCCTCGGTCAGCTTCACGGTCTGCTCGCCCGGCAGGATCCAGTCCCAGCAAAGCGGGCATACCGGCGGCGGAGACACCTCGAACGAGGTCTCTAGCGCCTGCACTCGCTTTGTCAGTTGCTCGATCTGATCCTGGGGCATTTCGTCAGCCTGTGGACCTCATCGCCTGCTTCGCCCAAGCCCGCGCAACCTTCCGCCGAGCTCTCCGAGGTTCTCCGCCGATCTCCTTGCGGGTCCTCGAGAACGCCTCAGCAAACGCCCTGCACCTTTGCTGCTGCCGCGTGTCCAACTTCTGGAACTTCGCCGAAAGCTCCTTGCACCGCTGCACAGCCAGGTGCTCACGGTCTCGCTCCTTGACCGACATCGGCCGGCTCAGGTACTTGAACGCCTTCCCGACCGCCGAGGAAGCACGCTTCATCCACGGCCCGGGCTTCGCGCGAAGATCCTCCGGCGTCTCCAACTTCAACTTCCGCAGAAGCTCCTTGAGGGGGTTCACGATTCGTCCTCCGAGGGCGTCACTTCCCTCAGCCGCCTCAACGTCGCCTCCCACTCCTCGCTGTCGCGATCAAAAGCCTCTCGAATCTTCAAATACGCCCAAAAGGCCGCAACTACCGCCATCCCCCCGAGAAACCAAAGTAACGTGTCACTCATACGTACCGAATGTAACCGAACTTCATCCTGAAATCAAGAGGTTTTTTCGGGAAACTTCACCACCGGAATCCCGGAAACTGTTCACCGTGTCACTTTTACCACAGATCATCCTGGATGCCACCTTGAAGGATTTGGTTCAAAACATCGCAATACCTGTGTTTGTATGTTATTGAAAATAAAATAGTTAGCATAGAGGGCGTGATCAGGCAGCGCTCTCTCGAGATCCGCCACCCTTAGGACTACCAACCGGCCTACCAACTGCCGACAGACAGCGATCCTCTGCCGGCTGGCTGCTGTCGTACCCTCAGCTCGAGGCTGGCAGCGCTGCCCTGCCCTGCTGTGCTCGAGGCTGGGCTGCTCTGATTGGGTAGGCTGGGCGACATCCGACATCGACAGACATCAGGTAGCCAGGCAGGACAGCCGCATCAGCTGACTACTCGGACAGAGCACGGACAATCACAGTAGATTGGGCAGGCTGCACGCTGCAATCACTGATGATGGCAGGCTGAGGGCGAGGTCTACATAACCTCTCATCCTGCCGGCTACTGGCAGCCGCGGCGCTCGAGGTCCACTTCAGGCAGGATCGGCGCCGGGCCGGCTGGATCCGGTCAACGTCGCCGGCTGACTCGAGCTGCTGGGCTCACTTTCCCGCCGCGGTCGCCCTAACCTGGCAGGCTTCCTACTTTTCACCCATGCAAGTGTGTCATTTTCGCCACACTTCTGTCGCATTCGCGCAACACTTCAAGGTTTGTCTTTGCTGGTGGTTCGCCAGTTTTCGAGCTCGCAGTCGGGGTACTTTTTTTTCTTTCTGCCGGCTGGTTTGCAGGTTTGGCTGCGGTTGATCGTTCGAAGAGCGGGGATCTGATCCTATTACCCTACATTACATTGGAACACCCTCTCCACCCCTCACCCCCTCCCTGCCGCCCTCCAGCGTACATGTATTACTGCGTGCCTGTCAAGGGGTTTGTTTTCAAGGGGGTGCAGTTGTATCGTTCTCCTGGTGTTCTCCTGGTCAGTGGTTTACGGTTCCGTTTGTTTTGTGTCAGTTGCGGGCGTTGGTGTGCTGTTACCTATCAGTAGCGTGTCAAGAGTTATTTTCTGTTTGGTTTCTGGCAGTTGCAGACTTTCTTTCGGTGCTTTGCTACTTATGGGTATAATCGAGCCATGGAACAAGCCATGATGACGGCCAATGAGATGGCCCCTGCGGTCGGCTCTCAGGTGTCGGCCTCCTTCGAGGGGCTGATGTTTGATTGCCAAGTCGTGGACGTGCGCTTTGTTTGGGGGCGGCCTCAGTTTCGGATAGCACCGCTCCATGGCTCTGGGTCGAAGTGGGTAGAGATGGCGCGGATCTTCGCGCCTCGGGCTTCGGCGCCGGCCGGGAAAGGGTTACAGGTGGCGTCATGAAGACGTACCCCGAGATCAACGCGCTGAACGCGCGACAGGTGCGCGAGGCCCTGGACTTGGGGTATGTGAACCTGCGGAGCGTGAAGCCTGATTGCCAGGCCGAGCTTATACGGCGGCTGAAGGCCTTACAGCAACGCCTGCGGAGACTGCGCGCGACCGAAGAGCACATCGGGAGAACGGAGGCGGCCCTGTGAAACTCCACTCTGACAAGACACAGGCTTACCTCGAGGCTGCCCTGTTGAAGTTGCAGACCCAGAACCCGGGCCGGGTGTTCGTCCTGGACTCGGGCGCCGTTTGGCTGCGCGAGGGCGGCCGGGACCTGGGCATCTATTCCGCCGTCATCACGGATGAGCGGATTCTATGTTGCATGGACGCCGCGGGCAGGTCTCCCCTGCATCGTGCGACGCCGGCCGAGGTGGCAGCATGAGCGCTCGAGCGATGGTCTGGACTCCGCGGCCGTGCAGCCCTTACGGTGCCTGCGGGTTTAACATCCTGTGCCAGCGCTGCGGAAAGTGCGTCCAGCACTGCACCTGCCCGCCTCCTGAGTATCGGGAGCAAGCGCCCAAGCCGAAGAAGCGGAGGTTAGCGGCATGAAAGTCTCAATCTTTCGCACTCGCATGTGCATGGGCTCGAATGTCCGCGCCTACGCTTACGACGGGCTAGTATCGCTCGAGCAGTTGGGCGTTGACCACCTGCCGGGGCATACCACAATCTGCAGGGACGGCGGCCGGTACGTTTCCTTTGTGGACGCGACCAGGCCGGCGGAGCTTGACGCCATGCCGCTCGGGTGGGAGCGGTATCAGGCGGCGCAGGTGCACGAGAAACGCGCGGAGGCGCGGCTCTTGGATCTGGCGAAGGGCGTCTATCCGGAGCTGGCGCCCGCGGTCAAATGGCCTTCCCTTTGGCTCGAGGTTCCCAGCCTTGACGCGCGGCACGCTACGCGAATTGTGGAGGCTGCGGCATGACGTACCAGGCGCCTGTCTTCTGCGCCTTCTGCCTCGAGGGCTTCCCGCTGCAGGATGGCCAGCACACCACCCCGAGTGGTCTGGTTCCCTGCGCTGCCGGGCTGACTGATGCGCCGGCAGTCCAAGCGGCCGCAGAGCTCGAGCACGACCGCCTCTCGGCTGAGTTCAAATCACCTTTGACCCGCGATTCCCAGCGATTTCTGGGGCGGAGATTTCGGCGCGCGAGTGATGCGCCGCGGCAGGTTGGCATGTTCGAGGCTCCGGCACCTGAGCCGGGGCAGGGGAGGCTATTTTGATGCCTAAATGTGGCGTGCTGAGGACCGAGAACCCGAAAAATGGGTTGGCTGCTATCGGCGCGTTTTTCAAGCAGAAGCAAGTAAAGCGCACCGACCGCGGCTCATACGATTACGTATTCGAGCATGGGCAGCTCTGGATTCTGCACCTGCCCACCGGCGCAATATGGTCTGTTGTCGATGCTGAGGGCGGGCCCAGCGTCAACGGCTTTGATTTTGAAGTCATCGAACACGGGGAGGAATTATGATCCGCCGTTTGCTTTGGCTATTCCGTTTCTACCGCCGGCGCGTGATCCTGCGGCGCTTGGCTGAGGTTTGCGGGGGGCGAGCATGAACCCTCACGACCTGACACCCCTTCTCGAATCCATCGCGGCAGCCTGGATGTACTCAACCTGCGCCGTTGGTGTTTTGCTGTGCCTGCTGGCGTACCTGCAGGATTGGGATGGTGACCTTTGAACGCTGACCTTTGCCGACTCCCAGAGCCGGCTTAGGTGAGCAGTCAACACTCAGAACGGAGACACGATGGAACACACAGCAACTTACTCGCCGGAGGACAACAAACTCCGGTTATACCCCGCCTGCCGGCTGGATCCTGACGAATACGCCAAGGTGAAAGCGGCCGGCTTCATTTGGGCACCGAAACAAGAACTGTTCGTGGCGCCAATGTGGACACCCGAGCGCGCCGACCTGCTAACCGAGATGTGCGGCGAGATCGGGGACGAAGATACAAGCCTGGTCGACCGAGCCGAGGAGCGCGCGGAGAGGTTCGGAGATTACAGCGACAGCCGGCGCGCTGATGCTGAATCAGCCCGGGCGGCCGTTTCCTCGATCGCTGACAATATCCCACTCGGCCAGCCGATCCTGGTTGGCCATCACTCCGAAAAGCACGCGCGCAAGGATGCCGAGAAGATCGAGAACGGCATGAGGCGCGCCGTCAAAATGTGGGAGACCTCGCAGTATTGGAAGTCCCGGGCCGCCGGCGCCATCCGTGCGGCGAAGTACAAAGAGCTGCCGGCGGTGCGCGCGCGCAGGATCAAGGGGATTGAAGCGGATATTCGCTCTTACAGGGCGAGCTACACTCCGCACGAAAACTGCCCCACGATCATGCAGCCTGACGGCTTCGGGCCTGACGCTCAAAACGTCCCGCACGCCTGGGTTGGTCCGAAGGGCCGCGGCGGGAATTGGGTGAAGGTGTCCAGCCTGCCGGCCATCGAAGCCCGGGCCCAGCGCTGGCTACAGCACCTTGAGAACCGCCTCGAGTACGAGCGCGCCATGCTCGCCGAGGGCGGGGGACTGGTGGCGGATCGTTTCGACATCCAACCCGGCGGGCGCGTTTCCGGTGGCGGTGAGTGGTACGTGGTCACCAAACTGAACCGCAAGGATGGCGCCCTGTTCAGCGTTTCCGTGCTGGGCCGGTGGTGCTCAACGCTGCCAGTCGAGGAAATCAGGGACTATCGACCGCCGGCCGAAGGCGACGCCGAGAAGGTAAAGAGCGCGACCAAGCCGGCGCCGCTCTGCAACTTCCGCGCCGAGGGTTGCCGGGAGATGACCTCCGAAGAGTGGAAGCGCGCCCAGCGGTGCTCAGATAGCTACTTCGTCCACACCTTCAAGGCGACCGAGACGGCCGGCGCGTATCGACATCGAACAGCGCACGGGTCTAACTGGTCGCGCGTTTCTGTGTTTCTGACCGATTCCAAGGTGGTCGAGGCTCCGCCGGCGCTGCTGATTGCTGCGCCTCCGGTCAAGCTGGACATGCCCGCGGCGGAACCTCGGACCTACTACCAGGCGCCCGAGCCTACCGCCTTTGACGCCCTGCGCGAAACCCTCAAGGCCGGCGTGCAGGTGGTGAGCGCGCCTCAGTTGTTCCCGACGCCTCCGGAGTTGGCAGCGCGGATGGTCGAGGCGGGCGAGTTCGGCCTCGATGTCTTTGCAGGATTGGCACGCACATGGCTGAAAGTGGCCATCTATTGCAATTGCCCACTCCAGTGCCTCTACTCTCGCCCGTCGCTCAATCTCCCCACGTGCGGTTTCCACGGCTGCGGCACGCTCGCGCACCGCGTCAGTTGCCAAGGATTCCTTGACGGTTGGGTCAGGCGGTACTGCGCGGCGGTAAACCTTGAACGCTCCAGGCGAGTCAGAATCACACATAGACAACCGCCGATCCTCTGTAGGCCCATGCCAGTGCATCCAAGCGATGTAATTGTCCGCGTCACCCACCAGGGCCTGCGCGGGCTGGAGGGCGGAGAGGGCGTCCTTCGCTAGAAACTCCCAACTGGGCGCTATGGCCTTATTAGCAAGCAACTTCTCCATAGCATCCGCCACGCGCTCCAGGGCGGCAAGACGCTGATGGATTACCCTGTAACCGATCCGCCAACCGTTCTCTTCCGACCGTGCCGCATCCCTCTCCCGCTCCGCCGTCTCCGCTCGGAGGCTAAGGGAGGCAATCTCGGTTGCCTGGTTCTCGATCACCTTGCGCTCATCCTCAATCAAGGACGAGAGTGGGTGTCTGTTACCTGGGCATGGATATGGATGCGCGGTCGTCATTGTTTCCCCGCATATCGGGCAGTGCCCGTAGTATTCCTGGATGTCACTCATCCCGTTTCTCCCTTCTAACCCGCCGCTTATTCTAGCCGTGGCCGTGGCCGGAGCCGTCGCCGGAGCCGTCGCCGGAGCCGTGGCCGTGGCCGGAGCCGTCGCCGGAGCCGTCGCCGGAGCCGTAGCCGTCGCCGGAGCCGTCGCCGGAGCCGTAGCCGTAGCCGTAGCCGTCGCCGGAGCCGGAGCCGTAGCCGGAGCCGGTTACGCCCGCCATGACTCCACCCCTTGGATTGACACCAAGGCCCGCTCTGAGGTTTTCAGTACCTCGATCACTCCCAGAATAGTGATCTCCTCCACTGGCGGAGGGAACTTGCAGTTCTGTGGTTTCGATGTTCCCTCTTGAGCCAATTGCGACAAAGTCGCCGCGCCGTCCCAGTACCACAGCCGCCGCGCTTGATTGAGAACTACCTCGGCTCCCTTGCGGGACTTTAAGAACCCCGCAAAACACCCGGCCTGCGCTGCCCTGATGATGACGTAAGGTAGCGCGTTAGACTTCTTTGCAGTTGTTGCTTTCTTCACGGTTTCTCCCTTTCATTATTCGTCTCGCCAGCCGCGAGGGCGACATCAATTTCCAACATCTCGGGCGCTAAAGTTACGTATTCCTCCCACGCCATCGTTGGCCTAGGTCCGGGTTCAAGTATTCCGTCCGCACGGTCTTTCGATGTTACGTAAAGTTCCTGGATCGTGTCCCGTGCTGTTCGCAGCGCCGCCCGCGCCTCGGCCAGATAGTGCAAGGTGCGCTCTTGCAGCCTCTTGAGGGCCATCCCCCATTCCTCGCTCTTCTCGGCAAGCGCCGCCGCTTGCTCCGCGATGTGCTGGAGCAGGGCGGGGATGTCGGTGCGGGCGTGGGCTATGAAGTCGGCATCCTGCAACTGGCAGGGCTTGAACAGGACCACAGTAGTTCCACCGCGCGGGTTAGTAGGATCGGGCGCGCTCAATACGTGTGGCTGCCCAGACTGACGATGGAACTTCCACGGCCCCTTGGTAGACTTCCGCTCCCGCTCCCCAATCTCAGACAAGCGTTCAGGCGTCAGCATTATTACCTCCCGTTTTCAATGGTGGACAATTCTCGGACACAGAACATGTTACCTTGCCTGTTCCAGTTAGACAGCAAACCACTTCCGGACGGGGTTCTGAGGGCTGCAAAACCTTTATTCGGGGGTTCGATTCCCCCCCGCGCCTCCAACACTTTGCCAGAAGTTGTTGAAAATCAGTAAGTGCCAAGTAACGTATAAGTACTACGTGTACGTTGTCCACATGACAGATCCGTGCATGTACTCGGACCGATCTCGGACACGGAGCCTCAGTTGACCCTGACACGCTCCACCTCCTGCTCGATCGGCTGCTGAACGGCGGCGAGTTTGGCTGTGCCTTCTCGCGGGCGCAAGAAGGACTTTCGGTTTTGAGCATCGCGGAAAAACGGATCTACCGACATGCTCATAGCAACGTCCATTCTTAGTTGGTCTGGAGCCGTCCTCCAATGAAGCCAAACTTTTCGGAGCCACACCATAAACTCATTGTGGTGCATCGACCGCTTAATGTAGTTACAGGTCTTACAGCACGGCACCATGTTGTTCCTGATGTACCCGTGGGAGTTCACCAAACGATCAATTCCGTTGTAGGTGAAAGGGCCGAAGGAAGTCCTGCCCTGGAACTGCTGGGAAGGCTTCGCGCCACAGTAGTAGCAATCAGACGTGAAAAGAGACCGAGCTTCGCCTTTTGATAATTCAAACTCCATCCCCTTTCGTTTGGCTGCCCTCCGGTAGCTGTCGTACAGTGAATTGAACGCGGCCTCTCCTGGTGATAGTGCCCCTTTCCTACCTGACCTTCTTGCGCTTTCTGCCGCTAAGCAGCCGCAGCTTCTAGTGCTTCCAGCTCGAAGCGTATCGACGGCGGCCACCTTTTCACGACCGCAATCGCAAATACACAACCATCTCCGAAATCCGCGCGTATTTGCGTTTTCAATTAACCGTTGGGCGGTCAACCGACCGAACCTCATCCCGGTCAGATCCAGAGGTTTTGCCATGGAGTTCTCCTAGCCGTTCCATCGCCTCGTTCATGTGCTCTTGTGAGGGGTGGATGTATCGCATTACGGTTCTCAAATTTGAATGTCCCAGAATTCGCGCGAGCGTTCCCAGATCGACTTTTTTCGACTGTGCTGATTTCGTGGCAAACGTATGCCGAAAGTCGTAGATCCGAAACTTCAACCCGGCGTGCTCGAGCAGCTCGTCGTGCGAGTTGTTGAGCTTGATGATGTGCCGGCCTGGACGGGTAGGCGACGGGAAGACCCATTTCGGGGGGTGAACTATTGCATTACAGCCCCGTGGCGCGTTTCCTGGGTGCTGGACTACCTCCAGGCTGGGTAGGATTGCACCTTGCCCTGAATCCGCCACGGCTTGAGCCATCCTGGCAGCCAACAGCATCAGACTTTCGGGGGTCAATCTCAGGATTCGCCGTCCGGCGGTCGTTTTCGACCTCCCGATCTTTACCATCCCGGCCTGAAAATCCACCTGATCCCAAGGCAAACTCAGCAGCTCCTCCGGTCGACACCCCTGGTTCAGCATCAACCGCCCGAGGTCGTGCAGGTCAGGGAACGGGCCGTGCTTCACCTTGCGGCCGGATTCCTTCTGCTCGCACCATCCCAGCCGGCACGCCTCGAAGTACACGCGCTCCTCTTCCGCCGTCAGGACGTGGATCGCATCGGACTCGCCGGCGGAGGGCATCTCGACTTTCCGCACTGGATTGTCCCGGCGCCAGCCGTGCTTCTCAGCGTACTGGAAGAACAGGCTCAGGTTGTGCAGGTCGTTGCGAAGCGTGAAGTCCTTGACCTCCGACGTCCGGCGCCAGGACTTATAATCCTCGATCTGGCCGGTGGTGATGGTGTGCACCGGCGTGTTCCCGAAGAATTGCCGAAGGCTGGCGAAGCTGCCACGGATCCGCGCGGCGCTGTTCGGGTGCGCCTGATACTCGCCCTTCACCCAGGCCAGAAACATGTCGGCGCCCTTACTGAACGGCGTAGTCTGGATGTGCAATTCCGCCGCGCGCCCCTGGACCACGAGCTTGTAGGCTTCCGCCTCCGCCCGCTGCGCCGCCGCCCGATTTCGTTCTGTGCCCACCAAGCCGGTGCTGGCGCTGTACTCGTGGCCGTTTTCCGTGAAACGGTAGTGCCACTTTCCGCTGCGAACTCTGATTGCCATTGTGAGCCTCCGTAGTTGCTCCGGCCGCGGCGAACTTCTCGAGCTCGTCCAGCCGATACCGAATCAGTTTACCTCCGAGCCTCGTGAAAGCGGGCCCGGTCTTTTTCTGCCGCCATTGTTCGAGTGTGCGCTGACTCACGCTCAGGATCTTGGCGGCGGTCTGTTGGTTAACGAGTTGCATTTAGAAACTCCGGCAACTCTCGCACCCTGATATCCTCCGGCCACTCGGAAGCGTCGGCACCCTTGCGGTCGCGGAATCCGTGATGTAGGCCGCACGCACACTCGATGAGGTTCATACCGTCTCCCGCCGGGCGCGTTCCTGGTGCTCAGGCCAGCGCTGCAGCCGCTCAACCACGGCCGCATAGCAGTCCTGCGCCATCATGCCGGCGGCGCGAGCATACACCAGCCAGATCACCAGCAGTTGCACGGGGCCGATGTTGTCAGGACGTCGCCCGCGTTCGATAATCCACGCGCCCAGCCAAAAGCAGAGCGCTGCCGCTATCAACGAAACCAAACTCACGAGCATTCTTCCACCTGCCCCTTTCGCCATCCCCGAAGCCAGGCGGACCACTCCTCGCCGGTCTTGAAGTTGAGCCACGGAATGAAATGCCGATTTGCCTGCCCATCCTGAAAGCCGATTGCCTCGGCAGCCTCCAGGGGATTCCCGGTCTTCACACGCGCTGGCCGCTGCGCGCGCCGGCGTTCTCGCTGAGGTGGCGCGAAGAATGTCCCCGGAACTCCCTGCGACACCAACCTGCTTGCCGCGGCGGTCACTTGAGCCTCTTTCGGTTTGCGGTGGTCACCACCAGGGCGCGCATCTTGGGATCGACTGAGATGAGTTGCTTTGGTGATTCGGACTCAAGCAACGGCCGCTCTGAGGGGATCCCGGTTTCCAGGAACCGAGCGTCAGTGCTGTCCGCCTCGATTCCATCGGCCGGCGGAAACTTCGAGCAGAAGACCGCGCGTAACTCCCTCGGCCCGGGCCACTCGCTGTACAGCGCCCATACTCTCCGAACTAACCACCGGGCTTGAGCGTCGGTTGAGCAGAACTGCATGAGTAACTCCGAGATCGCGGCGCGCGCTTGACCGCCGGATGGAAAGAACCTCAGAATCGAGAGTTCGTTCGTCACCTCCAAAGCCACCTTCGGGTTAAGCATGAGTCCTCCGTGCTAACTTCTCAGCCAGGATCTGCGCGGCCTCGTCGCTTACTGGGTCCGGCGCGGGAATGATTCGGCGGCCAGCCACCCGGGTCCAGCCCCTGCTTTCGAGCGCGTTTGCCGGATATGGTGTGTGCGCTGCATCGCGCCAAGCGCTTTTGAACTGCTCGACTGCCCAGCGGATCACCCGGTCCTGATCGTGAACCGGGATCATCACCCATTTCGTCGCAGCTCGGCGTTTGTCTTCGTCGTTGAGAGGCTTTCCGGATGCCACAAACAGCAGCCACAAGTTCTCGAAGTTTTGGTCTACCGTCGTCGGTTCGGAGACTTCCAGAAAACCAGGGATGTCCGCCGACCGCAAAGGCTCTGGCTCTGGCTCTGGCCTTGGTATAGGCCCTGGCAAAGGCAAAGGCAAAGGCAAAGGCAGGGCGCACGCCGTGAGCACGCTTGGTAGCACGTCGTGAGCACGTTCCGCGAATAATTCCTCAGCCTGTTTTCGCTCTTTCTCGTTGAGCCCAGTCAACTTAGGTACACTTCCATCAGCGAACCTGACACCCGCCCGAGCCAGCTTTCTATGGATTGTGTTCTCGCAGTGATCCGGCCAGTCGTGGATGATGAGCCTCTGTGACCCTTCACTCGGCCTCTGTGACTCGTCTGTGTCCAGCCAGTGAGCCTCCACTAGGGCTGTGATGAGCCTCTGTGACTCGTCTGCGAAGGTTCTGTTGGCCGCCCCTCGCCATCCCATCGCCTCCGCGATTTCCTCATTGCTGAGGCGTCCAATTCCTCCGTCTGGGCAGAAATCAGACGCCCAATCCCAGAGGGTTGCGAGGAGCCCGGTGGCATACGGAGTTGGGATTTTCAGCATCCGAGCGAGAGCCTTCGTTTTGTGGTGCCGAGGGGTTCCACGCTTCATTCAGGGTTCCCAAGCTGGCCGATTGTGATGCGCGCGCCGGGAGTCTCTCCACTCTCCGCGTACCACTTCGAAATGGCCTGCACGGCTACCTGCGCGTCGTCCCGCCAGGCGATTCCCGTCAGCGCGTCCTCCGTGCTCCTGGTGAGCTTCGTCGCGTCCGGCTTTACTGTGTGGTGTTTCGGCGCCGAAGCCTTCACTACATCTTCGTTCTTGCCGGTTCCGTAGTGCCCCTTCGGACGCGGAAAGATGAAGTCGATCGAGAGTTCAAGTGGTCCCGAAAGTGGCGTAACGCCGTGATCGGTTGCCACTTGAGATACAGAGTTCTTCCAGTCTTTCGCCTTCGGATTGGCGTCGGTGATAATGGCCCGGTTAGTGCCAGGTATTACAAAGGCTCTCTTGGACCCTCCTGGTTTCGGTATTCCTGGAACAAAGAACGAGAACATGGCATTACCTCATGAGCACTACGACTAACAGCACTAAGTACAAGATCCACGCAGCCACCAAGCACCAGACGATCATCCTGTGCATCTTCAACTTCGCGTCGAGGCGCAGGATCGTTTCGTCCATCTCACAGGCCGCATTCACAAACCAGTTGCGCTCGGCAGTGGTCACACGGAGGTCCGTCTCCAGATCCTCGGCCAACTGGCGCAGCGTCTTGGGATCGTCAAGCATGGTTCTCACCCACGTTCTCCCGTTCCAGGGCAGCCTGCAAGTCGCCTACCTCGAAGTGGATCAGGCCAAGCAACTCTCCGACGTATCTGGTATCCAAGGAAGCCTCTGGCTTCAACGCCCTGTGCAAGAGAACGTGCAGGACCTGAAACAGGATCAGGAGTTGGCGCTTAGTCAACGGATTGCCTCCTGTTCTGCCTTTAACTCGTCCAGATACCACTGGTCTGGATGCTGCGCGTAGTCTGCGGGAAGGGGCCGCGCGATGTAGTAGTCCTTGCCATGGGAGCCGTCCGAAACTACTTGGTTACTGAAGTTCTTCTCCCAGTGGTCAGAACTCATGTGTAGCCCCTGGTCTCGGCCGATGTTCAGAGCCCGGCTCAGGAAGGGGCGTAGCACCTTCAGACCGTGCTTCTGGATCGTCATGCCGACCGACCAGTCCCAGCCGGTGGGCCCGAACCGCTTGGTGTCCCACTCGGGCGCCAGGTACTTCTCCCACATCCGGCGTGTGCAGGCCCAGCCCCAAGGGAAGAAGCTAAAGTATTCTGCTATGGCCAATGGCTGGTTCCCATGGTCTCGCCAGTCGCTGAAGACGTTCAGGCAGACGTACTCGTCGCGCTCAGGAAGGTTATAGAACCAGTTGCTCAACTCCAGCGCATCGGGGGAAAGCACGATGTCATCCTCGACGTGCAGGTTGAAGTCGCTTCCGGCATCGAAGGCCATCTGCACGGCCTGGAAGATGTTGGCGTTGCAGCCCATGTTGTTTCGGTGAAATCGCACGTCAGGATGGCCCATGTGGCGGCGTTCGAAGACCGCTCGAACCTCCGCGCATTGGTGGCCTAGAACCGTATCCTGGTCCGGATGGATGGGACCATCGACGGACGCGAAGAAACGCCATGGCATGTATCCCCTGGCCTTGGTGATCGAGTCCAGTGCCAGCTCCGAGTACGAGGCTCTGCACCACGCGGTCATCGAGATCGACTTCATACCAGATCCTTGACCAGCAGGAACGTCGTCGAGACGTGGCACTCACAGCCTGTCCGGTCGTCCTGCGAGACTTCGAGCGGCCGGCAACCGTTCTTCCTGGCGATCTCGAAGATGTACCGCTGCGGGAGGCAGTGCATCTCCATACAGGAGCCGCTGTTGGGGTTGTCCAGGTACGCGCGCAGGTCGAAGGTGTAGTCTCGCATCAGGGTCGGGACCTGGAAGAACGCCAGGCCGCCCCAGTTGAGCTTGTCCAAGAGTACGTCCAGGATGAACGCGATGATGGGCGGCGGGTTGTGCTGCAGGACGATGAGAGAGAACAACGTGTCGAACCCTGGCAGCGAGTTCAGGGCATCCAGGTTGGGAATGTGAATGATCCGAACGGTTGACCCAATCACTGCCAGCGCCAGCCTCAGATGCGCGACCGAAATGTCACAGGCAATGACACTTTCAAAGTATTCCTCGAGACCGCACGTGACCCTGCCCACGCCGCAGCCGTACTCAAGGCAGGTTCCCTCCGGCTCGACTCCGTTGCGCTTCATCCAGATCAACATGCGCTCGGCTTCGAGGCGCCCGACATCCCAGAAGGACGCCTGATTCTGCTCGAACGCTTCCAGGTGGTAGTCGGGAGAGGTGACCACTGAAAAGTAAGGGTCCTCGCGGCCCATCTTTTCCCAGGCGGCAGTCGTGCGTGCCAGCAATTCGCGCATCTCTGCATCGTTGCATTCGACTTGGATCGGCAGTTCCGGCGCGCCGTCGAGGGGGAAGCGTATGCTCATCGCGCGTAACCCTCCGCCCGGCGCCGCGCCTGGACTTCGATCTTCCGGTCCCAGGCTTCCTGGCGATTGGTCCAGTTGTAGACCGCATCCACCAAAACCCCTGTGCCGGCGCTTGGGTGCCGGTGCTCGAACTCCTCGGGGATCCGGACAATGACGCCATCGCGCAGGGCGACCTCAGTGAAGTCGTCGTCGTTGCCGACCGAAATGTACTGGGGGTAGAAGAGTTCCCCGTTCGGGTGACCGCCGCGGCCCGGGCGCTCGTAGTAGGCGCGCGTCAGGATCGGGCAGATCATCAGGCCGGCCGTAGCCTTCTCGCCCGCCGGCCACACGCAGACCTCCTTCGTGACGTCGGGGATCGCGCGCAGAATCGCCTCATCCCAGCGATCGCACGGAAACCAGTCATCGGCGACCACCACGAGGACGTCTCCGTGCGACATGCGCGCCGCCGTGTTCCAGGCATCCACCGTGCAGGGGCGACCGGTGTTGACGCCCAGAACTATTGGGAAGCCACACCAGTTGCGTTCTTCATCGAATCTGATCGGATCGTGTCTGTTGCGTTCGTCGATTACCAAGATGTACTCAACATTCGTTGAAGTGGCACACTTCCGCGACCAGTCGAGCCAGGCTGGACGCCAGCCGTCAGGCAGCCGCGCTGTGATGTGCAGCAGGGAGAAGTCAGGGGTCATGTCGCCAACTTCCAAGCGTTCCGGCCTTCGTCGTTCTCTGTCTTACCGATAGATCCCTTGGCGAGAAGTACTCTGAGAAGTTGGTAGACGCTGCCTGCCGTGCTGGTCACGCCAGCCTTCTTAAGCGCCTCGAAGGCCTCAATAGAAGTCATCGGTCCGGCCTTGAGGGCAACGAGCAGAGCGTCCTGTACTGGAGAGGACCGGCCACCCTCGTCCTCCTTGGGAGCGGCCACCTTCGGGAGCTTCTGGTACTTCCGAGGACCATCGGCTTTCGCTGCCGGGATGGATGGCGTTCCATAAAGGGATCGGAGGAGAACAATCGCCTCATCCAAAAGCACCTTTCTGTGTTCGAGGTCAAGAATTACGGGAGTACAGTCAAATGGCATTTAGGGCCTCTTCTCAAAAATCAGGTTGATCGAGTTCTGGTGGGCGAGGTGGTAGCCTTGGAACACCGCCCAGTCAATGCAGTGCTGGATTCGGCCATCGTGCTCAACGCAAATCACCTTCGGAAGAACCCATCGAAGCGAGAAGAGCAGATCCACGCTCGTTCCCTCGGTGTCGATGCTCACAAAATCGAAAGGACCGTATTCTTCCAGCTTCGAGACAGGGAGCATCGCCACTCGATAGGGTTCCCCGTAGGCCGCCTCAGCCTCTCTGCTCTCTCGCTGCGTCGCTTCGGTTGTGCTCAAGCCGTCGTCCTTTGTGGCCGGCCAGAACTTCGTGAGTTTCCATTCCAGGCCGACAGCCGCATTGACCAAGGTGAGCTTTGGATTCATTCCGTGCCGTTCGTAGAGCCGGGAGAACGTCAGCGGGTTCGCCTCGACCAGCACACCGGACCAGGCGCGCTCGACCAGTGCCAGCGTGTTACTCAGGTAAGTTCCGTCGTGCGCCCCGATGTCCAGGAAACGGCCAACGTAGGAGCCAAAGATCCCGAGAACGATGTCATCTTCTCCGCACTGTGAATACACTTGTCACCTCACCATCATCATGGCCTTAGCACTCTCGTAGTTCGCCGCGTGCTTTACTCCAGAGTGAAGATCCACAGCCATTCGGCGTACCTGGTTCACGTAGTTGCAGATAGAGTGGACATCGACGTTCAACCGCAACGGAATGCGGTGCTCGTCGCAGAGGGTGTTTGTACCTTCGTGCTCGTGGATAAAAGCCTCCACCTTGCGGGCCAACTGTAAGAATCCGCTTTCGTTCGGATGCTTTTCCAACTCCTTAATGATGTTCAGGCACTTACAGAGCGTACATTTCATTTCGGCGATCCTTTCGGGAATCCAAGCACTGCCCGGTTCTCATCTGGACTGAAGTGGCAGTTCCAACAAGGGATCGGCAGCTCCATGACCTTCTGGCGCCAGTCCTCGCAGGGCTCGATACCGACCGCCCCGGGAACTGCCAATCCCAATCGACACGGGTAGAACTTTCCGTCCGTGTAGATGACGTGCTCGCCGATGCTCTCCAAGGTGCAAAGCTGCCCAGAGCCTCGGCGATCAATGGAAACGTGGTTGTTCTCGTCCACCGGGTCCGCCGTCTCGACACAAGCCCCGTTGTTCTGTTGCCAGGCCGACCTGTGGTGCGACATGACCCAATCGACTTCCTCGGTGTTGGACTGATACCGGCCCAGGCGGATGAAGTCGAAGCGGTCGAAGATGTCGATGTACTCGCGGGCCTTGAAGCAGTTTGTCTCCATCGTGAGCAACCGACACCCGAAGAGGGCCTTGAGCCTCGGCACGAACTCGGCGAACTGCGGATGGCATGTAGGCTCTCCGCCAGTCAGGTCCACACGGTCGATGCCGTAGATCCAGCCTGCAAGTTCAGCGAAGTAGGAATAGGGGTAGTGAATCCCCTTGCGCTCTGGAATCCGGCAGCAGCAGTTTGGGCAAGACAGGTTGCAGGCGGTCGTGAAATCGAGGAAGACGGTAGTGATCTCAGGCATTTAAGAGCGCCACCTCCACTTCCTCGACGACTCCATCCCACTTGATCGCGTCCTTCTGCCGGAAGACCCTCACGGACTTGTACCAGGGCGTCGTGTAGGCGAAGGTTTCCGGGGTGAACCACTGCCACGAACTGTACATCGGCAGCAGCAGCCACGTCGGAACGCCCATACTGCCTGCCAGGTGTGCGACCGCGGTGTCAACCGTGATGACCAGATCCAGACCGGCGATCACTCGCGCGTCGGTGGCCCAACCCTGCTTTCCAGCCGTGTGCGGCCGAACCCAATCCGGGGCCGCGATTCCAGGGCAAAGCGAACAGAAGATTTTCTCGGTTGACTTCAGGGGCTCGATGTCCGCCAGCGTCATCGACCGATGCTTCCGGCTCTCTCCGTTTTCCTCTGCCGCCCAACACAGGCCGACAGTTTGGATCCCCTCAGGCTTGCGAGGCTCCACGCCGGAGATGGTGACCGGCTCGGGAATGTCCTCCAGCGCGTGCATTCCGCAAAGTCGGGGCAGGCTCAAGAGCGAACAGCAGAAGTCCCATTCCGTCGTGTCAATGGGGTCCTTCTCGCCGATGAGCCTGCACCCAAGGTTCGCAAGGAGAGGATGGAGCGAGTCCCACACAAAGAAGCCGATCTCCGCGCCGGCTTCGATCAACTTCGGAATCCAGCGGGCGAACATGATGCCGTCGCCATAGCCACCTTCTCGGATGACCAGGATGCGTTTGCCCTTCGGGTCGGCGCCGTTCCAGATGCCGATACCCGGAATCGGTTGCCATGCCGACATGAAGCGACCGTAGTCCCAGTGAGGGAACCCTTCGTCGAAGCGTTGCAGGCGCATCAGGGAACTGCCGTAGCCGATGGCGGTATTCTGGTCGCCCGGCTCCTTGGCGAGCGCCTTACCGTAGGCTCCGGCCGCCTCTTTGAACTTGCCGAAGTCCTCGCACAGCAGGCCGAAGGTTAGCCAGGCTTCCGGTCTGATCTCCTTGTGGCTGTCGAGATACTTGGAGACCAGGCCGATAGCCTTCTCCAGGCGGTTCGTCCGGCGGCACAGGGTCGCGTAGTTCAGAAGCGCCTGTTCGTCGTCAGGACGATCCGCCAGGACCATCTTCAGGCACGTCTCCGCTTCCTCAGTGGCCCCGAGCATCATGCAGGTCGCTGCTACGTCGCCGAGTTTCATTTACGGATGGCCTTGACCTTCCGACTGGCAACGGCTTCGTGTCTCTCCAGCGCCTCCCCGGTCAGATTCGCGGATACAGGTTCCTGGTCGCCCGCCATCTCGACCCGCGTTCCGCCGTCGAACAGATCGCCCTGCCGCGAGCGCAGTTGGATCTCGAGGCCGCCGGCACCGTCGTACCCTTTGAGCAATTCGTGCAACTCTTCGATACGCGTTGAGACATGCACCAGGAATTGCAGCGAGAAGCCGACATCCTGCTTGGCGACCTTGAACTTGTAGACGACATCGGGGAAGAACCCGCAGCCGCTTCCATCACCCGCCGGAGATGGCATGAAGATTTCCGTCTCCTTGAACTCGTGCGACAAGCTCACGCCGTCGACGTCGCCTTCGTAAACAAACTTGCAACCCAGGGCGGCGGCGAGTTCCGGCGTCAGTTTTCCGCGAACGCTGAAGTGCATCTTCAGGCCTTTTTCAGTGTGGCGATGGGTCCAATCTTCGACCGTCGCCTCTTTGATTTCCAGCGCTTCTGGCAGATTGTTCACTTACTCTCCCCCTTGTGTCTCGATCGTCAACGGGCCTTCCGTGACCCGCGTCACCACGAATTGCAATTCCTTGTTGCTCAACGCCGCCTTCTCAAAGGCAGCGAACGTGTCGGCGTCCAGGCACTCCAGATTGTCCACGCACACTAGGCCCAGATCCTTGGCGAGTAGCTTCGCCACTTGGAACGCCACGGCGACCTGCTTGGCCTTGTTCACGCGCTCAAAGGGGATGCCGTCCTTGTAGTCCTGACCATCGCGGACTTCGTAGCCTTTGATCGGCAGGGTCTTCAGGAGATCGCCCTTCAGCGTCTCCAGCCGGCCCAAGCCTTCCGTGAGGCTCAGAGACTCCGCCTCGGCCTTCCCCTGCTCATCCTTGAAGCGGGAGATCATCTCTGTCGTCGTGCGTGCCCGCTCCGCCTGGACTACCGCAGCTTCGAGTTTGGCGATCTCCTCGCGGGATGCGTCGATCGTCGGGTCCCATTCCTGTTCCAGCGTGGCGCGGGTGGCCTCTTCATCCTGGCGCGCGACCTGTTCGGCAGCCATCTGCTCATCCTTGATCGCTTGGATTCGCAGGTGAGTCTTTTCGCGGATCTCGTCGAGCCGGGACTGCAACAATGTCTTCAGTTCCTCGGAGAGTTTCTGATACTCTTCCTGGGAACACGCCAACTCTGCCTTCACCGCTTGCAATGCTCCAACAGCATCAGCTCCGCTCGGCGGCAGCGAACTCTCCAGCGTCGAGACCGTCTTCTTCTTCTCGTCGGCCAGCCGGTTCGTGCCTGTACGCTGGTCGTACATGCGCTTCCTGACGCACTCGATGGTGTCCAGGGCGTTCGGGCGGATGTCCTGCGGCAGCACGGGGACGCCGGCGGAAGCCTCGATCTCCTTGGGGTCTGCTGTGATGGGCAGGACTTCGAGGAGCCACTGAACGCGCTTCTCTCGTGGAGCGGTGAGAAACGACACCGGGTTGAAGGAGAGTTTATTGAGGAGTCCGTCGATGATGGTCTGCGGCTTCTTCTTCTCGACGCCATCAGCGCCTATCCATTTACGAGTCGTGCGGTCTGCGGTGACCCGCATTCTATCGGTCTCGCCGTTGTCCATCAGGAGAACGACTTCTCCAACTTCCGCCCCCCGCCGCAGTAGCGTGGCGTCTTCGCCGCCCCCCAGCGCTCCCTTGATGGCCTCGATGATGGAAGTTTTGCCGGTGGCATTCTGGCCTTCGATGACGGTCAGGTTCCCCAGTTTGGTCTCCAACTCCTCGATGCCCAGGATGTTTTCGATGTGAAGTTTGGCTATTTTCATGTGAAGTCCCCCGCATCCGAACCTTTGCCCTTCTTCGCGGCGGGCGGCTTCTCGCCGAACTTCAGCTTGTCGGCAGGCGGCTCCTCAGCCGCGGGCTTGGTTGCCGGACCGTAGAACATCCAGGATTCCTTGAGGAACTGGTAGATTCGCCCGTTGACGTTGCAGTAATCCTCCTCGACGGAAGAGGCGGGGTTAGGGAGGCGGTCAAGCACCGGCAGACGACTGAAGTCCTGCGTGGCTTTTCCCGCCCCCTTCCCTTCGGGCTGACCCTCCCCCGAGTCGTCGGCCTGAACTGGTGGGCGCGGGGAGTCGGCCAATGGCGCTCCCTCGGCGGCGGTCGCCGGACCATTCGATGTACCCGGCGGCGGGGTTTTCGTATCACCCTCGGGGGGCTCTCCACCTTTCGCCGCTTCATGCGCCCGTGAAACCTGAACGTCCTTCTGCGAGACTTTCCGCAGGTTCGACTTCAACTTCTCCTTGGCGGTCTCCGTCGCCGTCGCCATCGTGACCGGGAAGGCTTCGTCAACGCTGGTGTCTCCGTCCTTGATCGCTGTGCCCAGGCCGATCAGGGTTTCCAGGTCGTCAAGATTGATGAACTCGATGCTGGCCTTCTCGAGAACCGCCAGGATGCGCGGATTCTCCACGCCCATCTGGTTCAGGCGCTTCAGAATCCTGTCGCGCTTGACCTGCAAGGTGCTGGCAGTGCCGACCGCAACCAGCTTGGCAGCCTCATACACCGGCTTGGTCAGGGCACCTGGGATGACTTTGAACACGGCGTTACGGAAGGCGATGGAGTTGGCCGCGTTTCCGGTGACCACCTGCATGTCTTCGGAGAACGTGCGCCCGTCTCTCCGGGTGATCCGGCGTTTCACTTCGACCGAGACCAGGGTGTTGTTTTCGAGGTCGTGGCAGACCCCCTGCGAGGTGATCGCCTTGCCGTCGTTGTCGATGATGCGGCTGGCCGCGCGCAGGTTTCCGTAGCAGGCCACGGCGATCTCAGCCAGCCGAACCGATGGACCCTGGATGGTCTTCTTCTCGTCGTCGCCGTCGCCACTCTTTCGCTTGAGAGTGTAGAAGCAACTCTCGGCCGTCTCCTCGTCGAGCGTGGCGAAGGAGAGCATCTTGCTTTTGACTTTGGCGAGGTCGCGCGGGTACTTCTTCGCCGTTGAAACTTGTTGATCTATCTCCGCCCTTTGGATCAGTTCCAAGGTGTGCGGTTGAGTTACTTCCAGTGCTTGCTCTTGTTCCATAACCTTTCCTTTTCACTTACAAAGCGAAGACGCGAAGTGGGCGAGAGACGCTCGGCTTTTTGTATTTTTCCATGCCGGGGATCTTGTTGAGCGCAGCGGTGTCATAGCGCATTGAAATCTGTTGCCTCCAGAAGATACGAGCGCCGATCGTTTCCGTGGAGGTCCGGTTGCCCAGCGCCACCTTCAGCCGCTCCTGCGTGCCCTCAAACAGCGAGTCGGCCTCGTCGCGCATCTCTTTGGCCTCGAAGTATTCCTCGGCCAATGCGCCCAGCGAAGGATCGAATCCGCCGTCCACCGAATCCTTGCACGCCGCCTTGAGCGCTTCGCCCTGGCAGGATGTCCTCCAAGGGCAGCGCGCGCAGCGAGGGTCTGACGCCTCCAGGGCCGCCGGCATCGGACCTTTCTGGACGGTTACCCAGAACTTCACGGAGGCTTCTACCAGCATCGCCTGAAGCTCCGGGTCGGGCTCCACGTCCCAGTAGCGCAGTTCCCAGCCATCGGCCCACAACAGAGCCCACGATCCCCACTTCGCGCCGGTGACTGCCATGGCATGTTGGAGTTGGGCCACGTACCCGTGCGGAAGCCCCTCCCGCTTGATCTTGTAGAACATCTGACTGTTGACGGTCTTGATCTCGAGGACTCCGGGTTCCGGTCGCTCCGGCGCCGTGATTCCCCGGTCAATGTGGACCATCAACTCCGGGTGCTCCTTGTGCCGCTGCATCGGCATCTCTGTCAACTCTCGCCCGGTCGCCTCGGCGTACTCGTCGGCGACCAGCGCTTCGAGCTTGTGCCCGCGGGCGAAGAGTTTGTTCTCCGGGGATTCGTAGTCGGGCGGGACCTGACGCTTCTGCATCCATAATTTTTTGGAGCAACCCCACGGGGGTAACGAGAGGACGGCCTGAACATCGCTTGCCCCAATCCCCTGTAATCTCTCTTGCTGAAATTCCTGTTCCGTCACGATTTCTCCTTGGGCTTGTCCCACACAATCGACTTACACTTCGCGCATCTCTTCGGTCGAGCCAGCACGATCCGGCCGCCCTCGCCTACCGTCATGCGGGGAATCCACGGCCCATGCCCACACCGCAGGCACAGAGGCAGCCGGATCTCGCCGGGGATGATGCGGTGACCTTTGGCGTCCACCGGCCCGTCGCAGTAGGGGCAACGGGCTACTTCTGGCACTCGCGCTCCTTGGCCTTGCGAATCTCCGCGCGCATCAGCCGGTCGACGCGGCGCCGGACTGCCGATCGCGCCACCAGGGCGAACAGGAGGACCTTCTGGATCTGCGGATCTGTCGCGTCGTAGGTGAGGGGTTTCATACAGACGCCTCGACCCTCTCGCCGTCCACGTCCACTTCATAGATCGGCTTGCAAATCCTCCGCGCCTTGCACTTCTGCGGATACTCGCCGTACGGGTGAACGGCCATGTCGGTTAAGCGCACCGGGCAGGCGACGTACTTTATTGCTCCCGTGTGAAATTCACGGGCCATCGCAGGAGCTGGCGAGAAGTGCAATCCGCCGCCGCACTCCTGCTTGCCTCCGTCCCAGTCGGGGGCTTCGACCGTACTCCCAGGCGCATAAAGCAGGCCGTGCGGGCTCGTGAAGTCAACATTGAGCGCCTTGAAGAGCGTGGCGGTGCCGCCTTTCACGGCTACCCCGTAGTAATCGCACCACTCCTTCGGCTTCCGTAGAAGCACTTTCGTTTGTGATCCGCCGGTGACTTTTGCGCCCTTGCCGTGAATGATGGCAGAGCAGTGCGCACCCAGTTTGGCGATCACCGCCCCGAAGATTGAGATTTGCACGTAGCCCCTGGCCTCGACGTGCGGCTGTGACGATTCCCAGGCCTCGACGTGCGGCTGTGACGATCCCCTGGCCTCGACGTGCGGCTGTGACGATCCCCTGGCCACGACGTGCGGCTGTGACGATTCCCAGGCCTCGACGTGCGGCTGTGACGATCCCCAGGCCTCGACGTGCGGCTGTGACGATCCCCTGGCCACGACGTGCGGCTGTGACGATTCCCAGGCCTCGACGTGCGGCTGTGACGATTCCCAGGCCTCGACGTGCGGCTGTGACGATCCCCTGGCCTCGACGTGCGGCTGTGACGATCCCCTGGCCACGACGTGCGGCTGTGACGAT